ACAACAAGCTCAAGTCACTTATCTTTCAAGCGATCAGAGCACCGTCGTTGAATAGTGCGTACCGTAGCGGAGAGGAGGTAATCGTGCGTCATCGTATGTCCAAGGAGATAGCAGAGGAACTCTTGATCGACATGGGGGATTCTGCTTTCGTCTATTGTTTGGAGAGAATAGAGAACAACGCACAGAATTCACGACTGTGGCGGGACGTGTTGTTATGGTTAGGTGAAGAATCAACTAAAGGAGAAAGCAATGAGAGGATTTGACTATGCTCGTTTAGAGCAGATCACAAAGGTAGAGAAGCCGTTTCGTGGCACAGCCAATCGGTTTCCAATCGGGAGTCGTAGGCGTAATCTTCAGAACTTCTATGTCAGAGAAGTGGATGGCGTAAAAGTATTTGACGTGACGTGTGGTACTCGTTGGTCTTCTGAAGAGATCACCAAGGAAGAATACGATGCGGCAAAGGCGAGGGGCGATAAGCGTGTACATGAGTACGCCAACACAAACGAGCCAAACAAGTATATGAGATATGACCATCCTATCCATATCTTAGGTACTGTGTACCCCAAGTACTTCCAATTCAATGCCGAGGGCAACTATCCGTATGGGCAGGGCGAGAGGAAGTTTCTCAGCGATGCCACTACCGGATGGTTCAAGAACGACTCACGCAGAGGTGGCATGGTGTGGGAATTTGGGCAGAGAGAGTTCTACCGAATCATGCCGATCTTCAAGAACATGAGAGTATCAACTGAGGGGGATATGAATTCGCTTGATGAGTATGTCGTCATCGGACGGAAAGTCAATCGCAAGGTGGGCAAAGATGTTCTTGCGGGATACGAACACTTCTACAAGGTGAGCGAGACCATGTGCAAAGCGATGGACAGGGATACGTTCTTGCGTATAGCTAAGGAAGTCCTTGATGAACATGAGAAAAGGGACAACGACTTTGCGGTTGCTGAAGAATTGCGAGATCAAGCACCATTGGATGCAATGATTCTTTATGCGGTGTCGATGGGTGTTGGAAGGATTGAAGATCAGATCATGCACCCTAACTGGCATCGGTCTGAGCCACATGAAATTTTTGAGAATCTTAAGCGACACATGAACACACGCATTTACAAAGAGCATCCCGAGGTGTTCACGTCTGTGCGGTATGGGATGTATGAGAATTACCCGCCAAGCGTGTGGGGGTACGACATCGAGGTCAATGGCGAGATTGTTCAACAGTATTAACCAACGAAAGGGAAGATCATGAGCAGATATATTCTTGCAGGGTTCGAGAGCGAAGAACTTGAGCAAAAGATTAAAGACCATCAAGCATTCGCACTGGTGCGTGAGTTGAACTTCAAGTACAACTTGAAAGTCCTTGGCACAACTGAGTATCAACACGGCACTGCGTTTCAGATGTGCCACACCAATGGCATGGCAGTGGGCAAGGTGTTTGTTCGAGCAATAGAAGATGGCAAGACGGAATATTGCTATCGCACACCGTACTACAAAAAAGAGCGTGGCAGTAGTGAGGAAGACAAGGAGACACTGCGTAGTGTCAAAGTATCTTCATTGATGTCTAGCATCAAGCGAGTCAAAGCAATCATTGATATACCTAAGTTACTAGGCAAGAAGATGGGCAAGCTTTCCGATGCAAAGGACATCATGGAGAAGGCTATGGGTAGTGCTTACAAGTCAACTGGTGAACTCTCTCCCAATGAGATACAAGCGTTGATCTGTGCGTATCTAGGGGAAAGTCCTAGTGGTAATCACATTACAATCGACGCACTTAAATGTAAAATTGTACTTGACAAATACAATGAAGCTGATAGAGTACAAGTCAAGAAGTTAGAAGAAGTCGGTCGGTTCTTTCACAATCCTTTCTACATGATTGGTGCTGATAGTTTCGGTCACTTCATAGTTGGCAAAGTCAAAGTCACAGGGGAGAAACAGTATGACATCGTTGAGCCATTCAAGCGTTATAAAGACATCACCGAGCGTGATGATCTCATTCCTGTGATGACTATGACCAAGCTTGCATACGAGGGTAAGGGGTATCGCTTGCAGAACGGCTACATCCCTGCGCAGGATATGTATGACGAGAATCTGGACGCAGTGTTTTTCTATCATAGTCAAGCCACACACTACGACTACATCTGGATGGCAACCCCATGCTGAGTGAAGACCTCACCCCAGTATCACACCAATGGAATCTAGCGTTGGTGCGTGTCCCGATGCGGCGCATTGAAGACCACTTTATTGTGTACGTCGCTGATGGGTATCACCGCAGGTATGACAAGGACACATTGCCGGATGAGTTGAAGACCAAGTTGGCAATGATTCTTGTAACCGAACACAAGATTATTCCTGACCACAAACTTTCAAAACTGGAGTTGTATAGCAACACACAGTCGATCGAGCTTGACGAGATCGGATGGAGAGCATCCGAGTCGTACTACTGCATGGTGCTGACACGCCCAACACTGATGGCAATGAGAGGAGAAGACACATGAACAAGAGATGCAAACACATTAAAAAAGATGGCTTCCAATGCGCAAGCTACGCTTTTAATTTGTACATGGATGACATTGACCAAGGCGAATTGTGTGATGTGCATTATTGGCAAGAGAGGGCATTAGAAGCGGAAGCCAAACTCAAGGAGAAGACACATGAACATTGAAGACCAAAAATTCTTATCCGAGGTAGCGCATCGCTCAAAAGACCCAGTGATGATGCAGAGCATTATCTTGTCTGCGATTGGCGGGGTGAAACGCAGGGCAGAAGAAGTGCGTGAACACGCAGTAGACATGGAAACAGTGGCGAGCATGGCACTGAACACACGCCTGTTTAAAGGCAATGAGACATTCATAGCTGACAAGCTTGAGAAGTGGAAGCACATGAACAGCAATCGTTGGGACGATCACATAAAGAAACTGCGGGAGAAAGCAAATGGCTAGAACACCCGAAGCCAAGGTCAAGGCCAACATCAAGAAGATTCTTCAACTACATGGTGTTTACTACGCTATGCCGATGGGTACAGGGTACGGCAACTCAGGCGTACCTGACTTCCTGTGTTGTCTCAATGGAAAGTTTCTTGCAGTAGAGGCCAAGGCAAATGGAGGAGTACCCACAGCATTGCAACACAAACACTTAGACAACATTCAGGACGCAGGTGGGGTGTGGTGGGTTGTGAACGAGGACAACCTTATAGCGTTTGAAGTATTTATTAAGGCAAACAAATGAAAGTATTTTGGTGGACAGTCTTTGCACTGAATATGTTGGCGGTCGTGGTGACTGGACTGGTCATATTAGGTTGGTGGATAGCGTCAGCATTACCAAGGAGTTTTTAAATGGATGAGCAGGACAGAAGTAATTTGCGTGATCTTCACGCAGGATTTGCGATGGTGGGGCTATTGATGAAAGGGCATTTCGCCCCTGAGATACCCGCCCTTGCTTATGAACTTGCAGACTTGATGCAAGAGGAACGAAACCTGCATGGGGCAGGAATCGTATCAGTGAAACGCCGTACCAAAAAGGAGAAGGCAGATGACTAAGAGAATCAACAAGGCCGCAAAAGTAAGAATGCTGTTGCGCAGAAATCCGAACACCAAAGCAGGGGCAGTAGTCGAGTTGCTCGACTGTTCAACACAGCAAGCCCATGTGCTGTTAAACACACAGAGGAAGGCTATGGGGATTTACAAAACCGCAGACGGCACGTTTAAAAATCCGCCCCCAGACGGAACGCTAAATAAAGCCCCAAGTATCGTAGAAACACATTTCCCGATCGAGATGGAAGAACCGAAGGCTGACCCAGTGAATCATCCCGAGCATTACAAGACAGGTGGTATCGAGACCATCGACTTCATCGAGGCAAAGAATCTTGGCTATAACCTTGGCAACGTGGTGAAGTACATCACCCGAGCAGATCACAAAGGCAACAAGCTACAAGACTTGCAGAAGGCTCAGTGGTATCTCAACAGAGAGATCAACAAAGCACAGGCTTGATTCGTAGGCATGGTTCGCCATGCCTTTTTTTGCGCCCATTGAATTTGTTATTTGATGCCAGTTATTTAAGGAGAGCGATGATGCTGACAGGATTAGAAATTTTGCTTGATCGGATGAAGACCAACCCCGAGGAGTTCCTCACAGACGGTAATGTGCCATACGAGGGCGAATCGTTTGGCGGGAAGTGGTCAGACCTACTTGACTACGCATGGCGTGTTGGCGACGATGAAGAGCGCAAGGCGTTGCAGGATGCAAAGACAGCGTTCTATCGGGACGACTTTAACGAGCGGGTCTTCAAGCGACTTGCAGGCGAAGAAGTGAAACAAGAACAGCCAAGTCCGTATATCGTCAAGGGAAATACTGTCAATGCAGTACTCGCTGGCGGGGGCGGTAGCGGCGGCACATGGACTGACCCAAGGGCAATGTATGGTTCACAGGCGGCGCAGGTAATAAAAAACCCTATACAACATGCGGCGGCGCAACAGCAAATGTTGCAAAACTCAGCTGGCGGCTCTGGGTATTTCACCACTACCACTGGCAGTACTAATGTGCAAGGTGTGGTGCAGGGCGGGTTCGGTCAAGCGCAGGTCAGGCAAGAAGGTGCGGCTATTGGCGTTGACCCAAGTTTCTGGGGCGGCATTATTGCATCAGGCAAGGGGAAGCTGTGGTGACGCCTAAGAGTTTCGACATTGACACTTGCAAGGAAGTTGTAGGCGATGAGCGTATGCGAGTCATCGAAGCCAAGGCGAGACAAGACGCTGACAGCGGAGTCATGGAGAAGTTTCAACTCGCAGAAGCGTATTGGGACAAAGTGAAGTCGATCATGGAATACGTTATATACACGACCGCACACAAGAAGCGGATGGAACGTGTTGCAAGGATGAAAGAAAGGGAGAAGAACCGTGCTTGAAGCAATCAGAACATTCTTTGGCAAGCTACGTGGTGAGCGTGGTGGGCGCAGGACTGTCATCGAGCAAGGAACGCTTTGGCGATGTACCAAGTGCCAACTCATTTTTGTAACGAAAACAGCGGGGGAACAGCATGACTGTAAAGAAACATGGCGGGGCTAGAACTAACTCAGGTAGGAAACTACCCGCTATTGATGAGCGCAGAGCTTTCAGTCTGTATGCGCAGGGCGTACCCAAAAAAGAAATTGCGGATAGGTTTGGAGTTGCGTACAAGTCGATGTTGACAATATTCAGAAAAGCAGGAAAGCTTATAAGAAAGGGCGGCAAGTGAGTTTCGTAACACTGGACTTTGAATCCTATTACACCAAGGGCTTGGGCTTTAGAACCCAGACCACTGAGGAGTACGTGCGTGATCGTCGCTTCGAGGTGATCGGCGTGGGGGTAAGGATTGACGATCAACCGACCACATGGTTCTCAGGAACACACGCTGAGGTAAAAGAACATTTGAAGAAGATCAACTGGAGTGAGGCGGCCCTGCTTGCACACAACACGTTGTTCGACGCATGTATTCTTTCTTGGCACTTCGACTGTCACCCCGCTTATCTGTACGACACCTTGTGCATGGCGAGGGCGATTCACGGCGTAGAGGCAGGTGGCTCGCTCAAGGCGTTGGCTCTGCGCTATGGACTTGGCGAGAAAGGCGATGAGGTGATACACGCGGAAGGTAAGCGTAGGCTCGACTTCACTGAAGAAGAACTCCAGCGATACGGTGAGTATTGCAAGAACGACGTGAATCTTACGTTTGACCTTTTCCAAGTTCTTGCGAGCGCGTTCCCGCAGAATGAATTAGATCTCATCGACATGACATTAAGAATGTTTACCGAACCTGTGTTCCATGTGGATGATGTGCTACTTCAAGATCGCCTCATCGAACTCAAAGAAGAAAAGATGGCGTTGCTCCAGACATTGATGGAACAACTCAAGTGCAAGGACGAAGAAGAGGTGCGCAAAAAGTTGGCAAGTGGCAAGCAGTTTGCCGCTATCCTGACGGAGCATGGCGTTGAAGTACCGATGAAACCAAGTAAGGGTAAGAAATCCAAAGGGGAGATGACTTATGCGTTGGCTAAAAATGATGAAGGCTTTCTGGCATTGGCTGAAGGCGATGATGAGTTCATTCAACAACTCTGCGCTGTGCGACTCGGCACGATGTCCACCCTTGAAGAATCCCGCATTCAACGTTTCATCGACACGGGTAAACGTAACAAGGGACGACTCCCCATTCCTCTCAAATATTATGGCGCTCACACTGGCAGATGGGCTGGCTCTGATAAGGTCAATTTCCAGAATCTGCCAAGTCGAGATAAGAAAAAGAAAACCCTCAAGAACGCAGTTATCCCGCCTGACGATTACGTTGTCATCAACTGTGACTCGTCCCAGATTGAAGCTCGTATCCTCGTATGGTTGGCAGGGCAGGAAGATGTCATCCAACAGTTCGCCAACGGAGAGGACGTCTACTCCGTCTTTGCTTCCAAGATATATGGTCGTACGATCACAAAGGCAGATCCTGTGGAACGGTTCGTTGGCAAGACCTGTATTCTGGGTCTAGGCTACGGGACTGGTGCGTTAAAACTTCAGCACACGCTCAAGACAAGTCCTCCCGGAGCAATCGTTACTGAAGACGAGGCTAAAGAGTTTGTTAAGACATACCGTGATACCAACGACAAGGTGATCGAGCTTTGGCGAGAAGGTGACAGGGTCATCAAGGACTTGGCTGACTGGCCTAAAGGCAAGAAGCCGTACTACTACGGCAAGAACAAATGCTTGGAAGTGCATCCCGAAGGAATCAAACTGCCCAATGGCTTGATGATCCGTTACCCTGAGCTTCACCTCAACACTGAAGAAACTAAAAGCCAATACGTGTACAAGTCACGCAAGGGGCCAGTGTCATTGTGGGGCGGCTCATTGGTGGAGAACGTGGTTCAAGCGTTGGCAAGGATTGTCGTTGGCGAACAGATGCTTGATATACAGAAGCGCCACCGCGTTGCCCTGACCGTGCATGATGCGGCAGTGATCGTTCCCCTTGAAACCGAGAAGGACGAGGCGATGAAGTATGTGATCGAGTGCATGTCTGTACCACCCGAATGGGCTAGGGGTTTACCCGTGGCTTGTGAGGCGAAGTATGGACATAGCTACGGAGAGTGTTAAGATATGTCAAGTAAAAAAAGATCTATGAAATACCGAATCACATACAGCGATGGTTGTTTTGCCGACTGGGATGCCATGCAGAAAGACCTTGCTTGGGGATACAGGTGGGGCATATTCTTGTACGCAGTTCGTTGCAACGTTGGTGCGTGGAGAGCAGGACATAAGTCATTCAAGTATTGGCGGTATGTCATGAACAGAAAGCCAAAGATCACAAGGGGGAAGCTATGACTGAATCAAGATACCCAGACCCAGAAGACGATGCGTTCAACGACATTGAGCGTATGAGCAAGGTTAAGCAAGAGATCGTCAGGATGCAGATGAAGGCTAAGACACAGCAGGAGTTCTACGACGAGCTACGCAATGGCGTGATCGAAGAAGTGGCAATGAGCATTCAGAGAATGACAGGCTTTGGGCAGGACACGATTGATTCATTGACAGTCTACATAAGGGCACTTAAAAAATGAGCTACACATGGTCGTTCTCATCGTTCAAGCAGTACGTCAACTGCCCCAAGCAATACCAAGAGATCAAGGTACTGAAGCGTTTCTTTGTCAAGCCCACCCCACAGATGACCTACGGCAACGAGGTACACAAGGCGCTTGAGAACTACGTCAAGGATGGCACTCCGCTTGCCAAGAACTATGAACGATTCAAGGCGCTGATGGACACGTTGATGGATATTGAGGGTGAGAAACATCCAGAACTGAGGATGGCTCTTGATCGTGAAGGTAACGCCTGTGAGTATGGCAAGGGATACTGGGTGCGGGGTATCGTGGACTTGCTGATTCTGGACAACGCCCTCGCGCACATCCTCGACTACAAGACAGGCAGTAGCAAGTATCCTGATACAAAACAATTAAAGCTGATGGCGCTGATGACCTTTGCCAAGTTCCCCCAGATCATGCGGGTCAAGGCTGGTCTGCTGTTCGTGATGCACGATGGGTTCGTCACTGAGGAGTACACCCGAGATCAGATTCCTGCACTGTGGGATGCGTTTAAAGCAGACTTGCTGAGGATGCACGGTTCGTACGAAAATAACGTCTGGAACCCAAACCCTACACCCCTGTGCGGCTGGTGTCCTGTGACAACCTGTGACTTTCATAAAGGACGTTGACCATGCCATACGAGAATAAACCAAGACCATACAAGAAAGAATATGAACAACAAAAACAAAGAGGTGAGTTGCCTGACCGGATGGAGCGCCAACGAGCCAGAAGAAAACTTGATGCCAAAGGCGTTGACCGCAGTGGAAAAGATGTTGCACACGTCAAGGCTTTATCTAAAGGTGGATCAAACAAAGACGGAGTTCGACTTGAAGCTCCAAGCAAAAACCGATCGTTCAAGAGAAACTCAGATGGTTCAATGAAGTAATAGTCATCGCGTTAAGGCATGAGTGTGCGGTGACGGGGGTTTTTGTTTCACGATTTTGGCCCCCCATTAACCATGTCAGTCAAGCGGTGTTTTCGAGATCCCTCTCCTTTCGCACGTCGGGCTTGACCGATTGACCCCCGTAAGGGGTCACAGTTTCATTCAGTAAAGGGAAGTATGCAAGTCATTGATAACACGGCGGTTCACATGAAGATACCGTCAAACGAACTTGGTCACTTGGTCGGGCACATTGAAAGGTGCGAAGTACTAAGAGACGACGGCAAGTTCGCTGAAGTAATGGTGTATTGGGGCATCAAAGAGATGCAACGCCTCATCAAAGTCTATGGGGATGCGCCATCTCCCATGTCGAATGAGTACGACTGGCCCGGTATGTATACGCCATTCGTCCACCAGAAAACTACTGCCTCATACCTTGCCTTAAGACAGCGGGCCTTCTGCTTCAATGAAGCAGGCACAGGCAAGACATCGTCTGTCATTTGGGCGGCAGACTACCTGATGAAAGAGAAGCTCGTCAAACGGGTATTGGTCATCTGCCCTCTCTCAATCATGTACTCCGCATGGCAAGCTGACATCTTTAAAACAGCAATGCACCGCACTGTGGGCGTGGCGTATGGCGACGCAAACAGGCGCAAGAAAGTCATCAACGGAGAGTACGAGTTCGTCATCATCAACTTCGATGGAGTGGGAACAGTTTCCGAAGAAATAGGTAAAGCAGGGTTTGACCTAATTGTGATTGACGAAGCGAACGCATATAAAACGGTAACTACAAAACGTTGGAAGACCTTGGCAAAACTCATCAACCCCACGACTCGTCTTTGGATGCTGACGGGTACACCTGCATCGCAGTCTCCGATGGATGCGTTTGGGTTGGCGAAGTTGGTCAACCCGATTGGTGTACCCAAGTACATGACATCGTGGCGTGACAAAGTCATGCACCAAGTAACTCCGTTCAAGTGGGTTCCCAAGGCGACATCACAGAAGGATGTATTCAACGCATTGCAACCCGCCATCCGGTTTGAAAAAGCTCAGTGTCTTGACCTGCCTATGGTGATGTACCAGACCAGAGAGATACCGTTGTCTCCGCAAGCCGCCAAGTATTACAAGGTGTTGAGAGATCAACTGCTCATCGAGGCAGTGGGGGAAACAGTCAGTGCTGTTAATGCGGCGGCGAAGCTCACCAAGCTGTTGCAGATCGCTGGTGGCGCTGTCTACACAGACGACAGGGAAGTCATTGAGTTCGATGTATCTCCAAGGCTCAATGCCTTGATGGAGGTGATTGATGAGACCAATAACAAGGTCATTGTGTTCGTACCGTACAGCCACACCATCCAGTTGGTTGCGCGGCATTTAAATCAACAGGGGGTAATAAATGAAATCATAGAAGGAAGCGTCAGTGCAAAACTGCGGTCTGACATCATCAACAAGTTTCAAACCGCAAAAGATCCACGTGTTCTGGTCATTCAGCCACAAGCTGCCTCGCATGGGGTAACGCTGACTGCCGCTGACACAGTGGTGTTTTGGTCGCCTGTCATGAGCGTAGAAACGTACATACAGTGTATTGCCCGTATCGACCGAGTTGGGCAGGTCAACAGTATGACGGTGGTGCATCTACAGGGCGCGGAGGTTGAGCGCAGGGTGTACCAGATGCTTCAAGGCAAGGTGGATTCACATGAGAAGTTGGTCGATCTTTACAAACAGGAGTTGGGGATATGAGCGCAGCCGATGAAATTGAAGACACAAAACTGGATGAATTAGTCAAGGTATACTTGACAATACGTTCAGCACGTGAGAAGATGAAAGCTGAGTGGGAAGGCCAAGACAAGGCGCTTGAGGATGAGATGAAAGTCCTTGAGCAGAATTTCATGGTGACCTGCAACGAGAGCAATGCCAAGAGCATCCGCACAAACAACGGCACAGTGATTCGCAAATTGAACGAACGCTTCACCGTAGCTGATGGCGAAAGCTTCAGAAAGTTTGTGTTGGAGAACGAGGCGGTTGACCTGTTGGAAGCACGTATCCATCAGGGCAACTTCAAGGAATTCATTAAGGAACGCACAGCCGATGGCTTGCCGCCCGGAGTGAATGTAATGAGGGAATTCACGATCACCGTGCGTAAACCCTCGAATTAATCAGTCAGTTCAGTAAACAAGGAAAATCAAATGAGTACAGATCTCGCAACAATGTTCAGTGGTGCAATGACCCCCGTTGAGGGCTTGGATGAAGACACACTTGCCGTAGCAGGCGGTGCGCGTTCCAACAAACGCATCTCAATTAAAGGCGGCGTGTTCCGCAAATATTCTGGCGGCAAGGAAATCGGTACGATCGAAGACCGCCACATGAACGTCATCTTCGTGAAGATGGCACACAAAGCATCCCGTATGTTTTACGAGGGTGTGTATCAAGAAGGCCAGAAGATCAGCCCGAACTGCTGGTCAACAGACTCTGAGACCCCCGATGCCGATGTCAAGGCTCCCGTAGCAAGCAAGTGCGCAGACTGCGACAAGGCCGTCAAAGGTTCTGGTCAAGGTGGTTCTGGCACAGCTTGCCGCCTGTCTTGGCGCACTGCCGTGGTGTTGCCTAACGATCCTGCTGGCGACGTGATGCAGTTGGTTCTGCCAGCTACATCTTCCTTCGGTAAAGAAGACAACGGTCGATTCCCATTCCGTCCTTACATCCAGCACCTTGCGTCACACAACGTCAGTGCAGGTCGTGTGATTACCAAGATGGCCTTCGATACGAAATCTCCTACACCAAAGGTTCTGTTCAGCCCTGCTGGCAAGGTGGAAGACGAAGACTTGCAGACCATTGCACGTCAGGCAAAAAGCCCTGCCGCTGAAGCCGCCGTCAAGATGAATGTCTATCAGGTGGATGTTGCTGGTGAGGTGGAAGTCGCTCAACCAGAATCTGTTCCAGAACCAACGAAGGTTGCCTCTGATAAACCCGTCGCTGATGATAAAAATATCTCAGACGTTGTTAAAAAATGGTCTAAGAAGTAAGGAGTAAGGATGCCACGGACATACAGTAAACCGTTTCTTGAAGAGTTGGAGAAATCAAATCCAAACAGGGTAGGGATTGCCCTAGCTAACGCCTGCGTGAAGGGAAACCTGCCCGCAAAGTATGTAGCATATGCGTTGGAAGTGACTCGGATGACGGTCTACAGTTGGTTCCGTGGCGGTCATATCCGACACAAGAATATGCTCAAGCTTGAAGCGATCACAAACCTGATTGAGAGCGATACCGCAAAGGGTATTCTTCCAGCGACGAGCAATGCACATGCGAAAGCTTATCTTGAAGACATGGTCGGGAGGTCATTCGACAAGAACTAAACGGAGGTAACTCCGACATCATCAACCAGAGCGAGCATAGTCTCGCTCTTTTCAACTCTGGCGAGACATGTTAAAACAATTCTACGAGAAAGCATTGCCAAGTCAGGGTGTCTACTGTGTTAGTGGTTTGCATCAAAGAAGAATGGCAAATCGGTTTGCGGAGACACTCGACGGCGTATTTGAAGAAATTGAAAAACTCAAAAAGAAGGATGCAGATGTATTTGTAGCACTGGGGACATTTGAAGGATACAGCCGTAAAGCAGATGATTGTTTGTTTGTCAGATCATTCTTCATTGATCTTGATGTAGGTGAAGGCAAGGAGTACGACAGTAAAGAAGCTGCCCACGTAGCGTTGTACAAACTGCAAGGGGAAGCGAACCTACCAGACCCAGTGGTGATTGATTCAGGTGGCGGGATACACGCTTACTGGATTATGGATACAGACATCCCCAAGGATGAATGGAAGCCAGCCGCAGAAGCATTCAAGGCGCTATGCCTACAGCACATTGCTATTGACCCCGTAGTCACAGCAGATGCCGCACGAATTATGCGGTGTCCTGAGACATTCAATTACAAGACGGGTATCCCACGCCCTACGTCAGTCATTAGTGATGAGATTCATGTTTATAGCTGGGACGAGTTCAAAGCATTTCTGTTGGGTGAGGAAGGTGAGGTTGTAGCAGTAGAGCCTAGGTCACCTGAGATGGAGAATATTCTTGCGAGCATACCCAAAGGCTTGGATGAAGAAACCAAGGCGTTGCTCAAAGCAGATAATTTTTCAAAGAAGTATGAAACTCTTATAGAGAAGTCAAAGGCAGGGGACGGATGTAATCAAGTCAAGTACGCCAACGACAATGCAGGCAAATTGGATAACCCAATGTGGCACGCGATCATATCAATAGCAAAATTCTGTGATGACGGCGCAGAAGCTGTCCACATCCTATCTAAACCTGACCCGAGATATACACATGAAGAAACCCAAGGACTCGCAGATCGCGCTCTTGCTCCGCGCACCTGTGAATGGTTCATTACCCATTTCCCCGAGCGATGCGAAGGATGTCAACACCGAGGCAAGATCGTCAGCCCCATATCTCTTGCCAGAGAGTTCACCCCCGCCCCAAAAGCAAATACGGAGGAACCAGTATGGGAAGTATCGGATACCCAAGCGGTTTCTGATTTCCCAGAATTTCTGATGCCCTACGTGCGGGGACAGCACGGCGGTATTTACTTTGTCCCAGCCCCCAAGGTTGACAAGAAAGGTGTGAAGCACCAAGACGATCCAATCCTTATCCTCGCAAACAATCTCTACCCAGTCGTTCGTATGGTCAGTCCACACGACGGCGAATGCTTACAGATGCGTCTTGAACTACCCAAAGATGGACATCGTGAGTTTTTACTTCCAATGAAGCATGTCTATGCCAAGGAAGCCTTCAAGGCCATCATGTCGAGCAATGGCGTTTTCTTTAACTCAGCACATGACCAACATCTTATGAACTACATCGTTAAATGGGGACAATTCATGCAAACAACTGACAAAGCACTTTTGATGCGTATGCAGATGGGATGGACGCAAGAGCGTACAGATCCAGATTGGGATAAGCGAAGCTTCGTAATCGGCAAGAAAGAGATCACGCACACAGGCGAGATCATTGATGCGCCGTCTTCCCCGTTCGTCAAAGGGCTTGCCAAGCACCTGACACAGCACGGCACGTTAGAGCGCTGGCGTGAGTCAATAGATTTCTTGAACAACCCAGAGTTTGAACTCCATGCGTTTGCTGCCATGAGCGGGTTTGGGTCTCCGTTGATGCCTTTTACGTCTACTTCCGGCGTGGTTATGAGCCTTACTGGCAAGTCAGGCAACGCCAAGACAGGCGCAATGTACGGTGGCCTAAGCGTGTTTGGGCATCCCAAGGATCTAAGCGTGGTCAAGGCAACTGATAACGGATTGACGGGGCGCTACCTTGGTTTGCACAACCTTATGTTTGGTCTAGATGAGGTGGGCGACAAGAAGGCTGAGGAGTTGGGTAGTTTGATTCATGGCATCTCGCACGGCAAGGCCAAGATCAGGATGCAGAGTTCGGTCAACGCTGAACGGGAGTATGAGATGTCTGCCTCATTGATCGCCGTGCTTACATCGAACCACGGGCTTTATGGCATATTGGAATCTAAGAAGATGAGCCTTGATGGCGAAGCTGCCCGACTGATTGAGCTGGCTATCAGGAAGCCAACCATGCTTGACAAAGATGGCACTCTTGGGCCAAAGATCTTTGATGCGTTCCGGTTTAACTACGGACATGCTGGCCCCCTATTTATGCGCCACGTCATGATGGAAGGCGACCAATACATACTTGACCAGATCAAGTACTGGGAAGATAGATTCTTAAAAGACTTTGGCAATTACAGCGAGTATCGTTTCTACCAGAACCTTGTGGCGGCGAACTTCACAGGGGCATCAATCGCCAACGAGACCAAGCTGACGGCCTACGACATCGAGCGCATCTATCCCAGAGTCATCCAAGAGATGATTAGCATCAGAGAGACTGTGGTACGGGTCAACTTCACGGACTATCAATCCCTGCTTGGTGACTTCATCAACAAGAACATGGCAAACATCCTTGTGCTTAAAGATGGCAAGACCACAATGGAGCCACGGGGCCAGATCGTTGCGCGTATCGTCAGCGAAGAGAATCTTTTGCAAGTCTCTAAGTCTGAGTTTAAGAAGTACCTGTCAGAGCGCATGATTGGGGCACGGGAGTTCGAGGCAGACATGCGTGAACGCAAGGTGCTGTTCGACGATAAGAAGGGGCGACTGACCACAGGTTGGAAAAGCGCCATCAGTACTGATCCAGCATACCTGTACTGGTTCAGAACACCGATCCCGACTGAACTGCTAAATGGTTCCTGAACCAGATTGGGTGCTTCCGTTTGAGGCTATGGAGGTAGGGGATAGTTTTTTTATCCCCACCCTTCGTTTTGCTGAGTTAATTTACTCAATCGACAGCAGTGCAAAACGTGCCGGTATTAGGGTCAAGTCTTACATCGTCGTCAAAGAAGATCACATCGGAGTGCGCACGTGGCGCATCCGTTAAGGCTTGACCCCGTACGCTTTAAACATGGAGACCATCTGGTACTTCATTAAGTTTTCTTCCAGAATAATCATTTTTAACATTTGATCGCGTTGCTTCGGTGTCAGCCCCTGCTCATATCGAATCTGTTCCGCTTCATGCCGAAGCTTGTTAAGTTCCCCAATTTGGTTCTTATAGATGTCCACAATGTCCCTGTGCATGGGGTTCTGCATGTCGTACTTCATGCCTTCCAGCGGAGCTGCTGTGTCAAATGTGTTCAGCTTGCGCTGAATGTTCTTTATCTGATTCTCAACCGAAGTGAACTCACGGGAATCCACGTTGGACTTAGAGCCAAAGAAAGAACCCATCAGCGGTATGTCAGTCTTGGGGTTGAACTCTTTTGCGCCCTTACTCAAATCAACCATGCTGTAGGACATCTCGGCGAGCTTGCCAATACCATCAAGGTAGCTGTTTGTAAAGAAGTACAACGTGTTGGGGCTTACTTGTACACCACCCACACCGAACCCCGGCACATCTGATTTAAACAACTCTTTGGCAACCGTCTTATACATTTCAGGGATCTTGTCGCCGCCCGTATACGCATCACCCATCCTACGTGCAGATGCGCTGTTAATGTCTTGCCCAATACCATTTTTGTTCATTAAGAACTCAGTCAACGGACGGATCACAGTGGGCATCAACGAGTCGATGGTAAAAGCCAACGGTGCTTCAGATGGGGGAATCTTAGATATCGGTATTGGTAGGAATGAGTCCAGCATGATTGACAATCCAATGTTGCTCATACCGTCTTTGATGGAGGTATTGCCTCGAATCATGCCCGCAACTTGCGCACCGGACGCTGCAAACGCTCCCATACCAAAACCCCACGGTACTTGAAAGACTACATCTTTACCCAAGCCCATAGGTACAGATACGCTGTTGGGGATGTGGAATCGTGCGTTGCGAGTCCACTGCTGCATGTTGTCATTCTTGACATTATTGCGCCCCAGTTCGTCGTCAGGAGACATCATCTCTGCCATCATGTACAGGAGGTATCCCATACCAGAAAGGGCAGTAATCATGATCCTTGCATTGCGTTGCTTCTCAGCATAGGCAGTACGGAACTTAGCCACAGCTACTGGGTCAGTCTGGATGTTGGCGGGCAAGCCAGCTATCACGTCGTCAATGTTACGGAAGGCGGGTACAACGGCTTCAATGGAGCGTTTGGCACTGATCGCTGAAGGACGGATAAACATATACAACGCACCCATGCCGCGACTGTACGTGCCCTTCTGCTCAAAGTTGGTCATCTCTTTTGCATACGTAGCCGCTTGGACTGCCGCTGCTTTTTCAGCCGCAGACATCTGACCATTGGGGCCGGGCGTTGTTGAGAGGCCGTTCGCTATTTGTTCTTTTAAGGCACGCTCTTTCTCTTGGGCATACACCGCTGCGCGGCTAGTGAATTCAAACATGTTGTTCCATGTATCCATCAGTGTGTTGAACTGATCCAGTTTGGTAATCGTGCGTGACTTGCCAGTGGATTCAGCCAGCTTTTCCAAATTATTTTTTAAAGAAAAGCTTTGTGTGTAAGAAGTCTTTGAGCCGTTCTCAAGGTACTCGACCATGTTCTTCACGTAGGCATCTTCTTTTACCATTTTGGCAAGCAGTGCTTTACTCTCAGGGTCGCTTCGGTCATGTAAGGAAGCAACTTTCCACGCTTTGGCTATGCCGTTGTTGGCAACAATGTTTGCCGCCATTGATGTGGCGTACTGAAGCGCCGCAGCAGGGCCACGGTCTGCGCCAATGTTGAATGTGTTGAACAACGAGTCGCGCAAAAAGTTCATCGGCGCAAAGTTGTAGTTGTACCGTGTATGCAGCGAGCCAAAGAAGCCAGTTACTCGATTGGCAGTGTCAAGCAATGTATTGGTGTCTTGGTAGGTATACCGCAAAGAGTTCAGCAGCTTTTGATTGGTGATCTTGAGAATATCTAGTGAGCCATCTTTGTTGTAGTGAAAGATGTAATCCTCACCCTTGTACTTCTTCATGTCGATGTTGTTGCGTTGCCAAAATTCAAAGTGCGTAACAGCACCCGGAATAATGCCATCCTCCATTGCATTTTTGATTGACTGTGTGTAGTATTTGCGGCCCGCACGCCCCGCTGCACGAATGGCATCGGATAAGCTCTGCAAGATTGGGTTATCAGAAACACTAAATCGTCCATCCATAGCCGCTTGGAATTCCTGCATCTCACGCCCATTGCGGCGGCTGTCAAAGTCAAGGATGTCGTCAGCAGTTTTCTTGCCGCGATCTTTACCCTTGAATGGCATGTAGTCTTTAAATCCATACAACCCAACAAGATTTGACACGGGCGTAGACCAGTAGTTGCCCTCTCTATTTAGTTCTGTTGTGGTCTTATGCAGTTGACGCATGGTGTCATATATCGCCTCAATAGCGTTATATTCCGCAGGATTGTTTTGCTTCATATCAGCAATTTGCTGCTGACGTAAAGCAACTTCAGACTGCTCAAGCCCCAGTACTTGGAATGCACCGTTGTTAATATCTATAGGCATACCCTGCTTAGCTTTACCGGGAGGCGCAGGTCTATTAAGGCGTTCACGAATCTTGTCAGAAACACGGGGGCCGTCTCCATACGCATCAGCGTAAGTGTTGGCAAGGGCAGTCAATTCATCCCGCAAATCTATAAGCTGTTGTTCAGTCAGTTCTGTTTTATGAACCAGACCGGGTATGCCATATCGCTCATCGCCAACAATCTGCACGCGACGTTCAGCAGGGCTGATGTGTATACCGTTTTGTTCAAGAAGAGGTTGCTGGCTCAAAGGTACGGTAAGCATCCACTTGACAAACCGACGCTCTGGCTCATGTCGGGCTTCAGCAATTCTATGTAAGCGGTTTAACGCAGACTTTAAATCTTGCCCAATCAGCGTTGCATAACTCATTACTTGGTTATGCAGTTTGTTCTCTGTGTCTTGTACACGGTTGATGTACTCATTCTCACCCAACGCCGCGCTGGTGACTGCCCATTCATAGAAGTTGTTGAACTTGCCAGTCAAATCCCGTGAAATCTTACCTGCAAGGTAGTATGTATCAAACAAGTATTTTGCTTCAGTGCGCCTGTCTACAAGCCATGTAGCAATTCGTCTCCAGCCTTCAGCCGTTGTAAACAACTTTTTTACAAAGCTTTTACCGTCCGGCGCGTCATTGCGGTCTGGGTTGTACGCAGAGTTTTCACCCTCAATACCATTGCTTGGCCCAGTAGCGGGCAATGGTTTCATCTGTATCTCACCCGCTTTAGGTACTGACAAAATGTCTTCAAACGCAGCTTCAATTTCCATCCGGTAATTGATAGGAGCTTCCATGTTGAGCTTGCCACGTTTGAACAACTCTTTTGTAACGCCAAGCAGTTCAGCCACTTTCAGCTTGAACTCAGACCACATGGATTTCTTCTCAGGCAGAATCGTTGCTTCAATTCGCTTTTCACTTTGACGTAGTTTGGCTAACTCTAATTGAAAAGACCTATTAGTCATGGAGTAGCTGACAAACTCATACAAGTTTTTATATGCCTCAGGAAACTTTTTGGCAAAGAACTGTCTGCTGTCATCCATGATGCTTTGCAGTTGTTCCGCTGCATCAATTTGTTCGGGCGTTAATTGTTTGTATTTTCCAGTAAGAAATAAATTTAATACCTTAATAGTGCCAGCATGTACCAATTCGTGCATCAATACGGTTTCAGATGCGCCAAATGGAGTCACAAAGATCGTGTCTGAAGCTGGGTCATAGATGGCTAAGTCTTTACCGGGTAGCTTCTCTATCATCTTAATCTGAGTGTTCAGCTTCATGCTGAAGATTGCCTGAGCAATATTTCGGAAGAACTTATTGTTTGCAGAAGTGCGCAGGAACTGCAACACGCCTTGGATGTTGTTACCCTTTATGTGGGCAAGTACAGCATCAGGTACAAGCCCTTGGACAGAAGTTCGCTGGCTGGCTTGATTGAGCTTGTCGTACTTCTCTTTGTTCTGTTTATGTTCTTGCTCAATCTTGTTCTGCACCTCAACCATACGCAACACGACAGCGTGTTTCTGGTCATTGGTCATCCGACGTTCTTTTTGGAGCAGATGTGCGCCAAGGTGTGCAAAGCCTACGTCCTGCTGTAAGCCAGCATTACTGATGATCTGTTGTAGGTAAACTTGTTTATCGTCAGTATTAAGATCGCCCCATGCAGGGAACTCTACACCAAACAACTTGCTGCTGATGGCGCGGTTCTGCTCATAGGCGTTTACAAAGCGTTGCTGCTCTGTAGTGAGATTTAATTTATCCGCACTTTTCTTCTTGCGGTACGCATCGAGTGTGTCTGCTGCGGTATTGTGTTCTTCAATTGTGTTTTGTCTAATATTGTCAAAGTAGACGTCTTTCTCATCAGAGGTCAGATCATTCCATGCAGGGATAACCACACCTTCTTCACGTTTAGCTTCACGGGTTAGGTCATACTCTTCCTGCATCTCAGCAGTAATTTCATGCTGTGGTATTTTTCTTGGCTTGCCCTTTTCATTTACCTTGGATTCAGCCAAATTCTTTTGGTAGTCTTCATCTGCCGTTTTTTCATATTGAGCAGCCAACTCCATTGCAGCTTTGAGGTTTGCCTCGCCGCTTTGTTCAGTGGCTACATAACCCGGAGTCGTGTCAATGCGCTCAGGCGGTTTAAGCTCTGAGAGCATCCTCTGTTCGTCAGTTAATGTAGCGGGCTGTATTGCCTTTCCTGCACCAGTGTCTGTAGCAGGTGTTCCAGTATCAACCACTCTGTCTGATTGAGTTGTAGTAGTTCCTCCGGTGGTGACGACAGCACCGGGTTTGCCAGCCACAGTAGCGCCTGCTCCACCTGCACTTGCGATAGGTTCATTAACATTTTGACCCTTTTCTTTATCTATTTCTTTCCCTGTATGCAAAAACCATAGGGCTTGTTTTACTCCGCCTATTTCTTTTTCTAATTCTTCAATTGCTGCTACTGCTTCCCTAACTTTTTGTGAACTGTTACGGCGCAACTTTGGTGCAAAGCCTAAAGCCTCACGTTTCTTTTCAAGCTCTTCTAGCTCAGCAGTTCTTTCTTGAATAAGACGATCGACTGTTGCTTCTCTACTCTCGGTAGGGGGCGCAGTCTCATCCGTTTTAATTTCTGTAGCCGCAGGGGTAGTCTCATCAGCTTTGACTTCTGTTGTCGCAGGGGTAGTCTCAGCCGGTTTTGTTTTTTGTCCAATAGGTGTAGCAGGGGTCAGCAATGCTGCGGTATCTGCGTCAACCTTAGGCGCAGTCTCCGTAGTTTGAGTTCCAGTTGTAGTCTGCGTAGTATTTTGCTGAGCCTTTTGTTGTTCTTCCAACGCCTTGGTCTTAGCCACTGCCATGTGCGTACGCGCACCGCCCACACCACCGGGTACAACAGACATACCAACAGATGCGGCTGCCGTGTTGATGTACTCGTTGAGAGCTTCTTTGTCAGTCAAAGACAGACCAGCGCCATAGCGTTCCGCAAGGGTCTGAAGTTCTTCAGCAGGGATTTCTTTTGCGCCTGTAACCGCAATCCGTTTGGCAATATCCATCGCCAAAGACTTGGTAGCGTCTGACCCAATTTTCATGGAGTCAAGGCCAATCTTGTTGAAGAAGTAGTCCGCTACGCCATGTACCAACACAGCGGGGGCTACCCTCCCCATATCAATATCCTCTGGCTTGAATTCACGGCCTTCAGATTCAGCGCGGCGCTTCTCTTCATCAAAGACGCGGCTACCCACCTCACCCATACCATGCAGACCAGCTTGACCAACCATACCTGCGGTCGAGCCAATAGATTTAGCGCCCGCTTTCGAGTAGGTCTGCAATACACCTTTTTCAAGTTGCTCTGTAAGAAGTTTTTTGGTCTCAGCTTTGACAAACTCATCAGCGGCTGCTTTACCTTCTTTTGCAGCTACGGCTTCGGCGGCTTCTTTAATTCCTTTTTTAACCATTGTCTTGGATAAGGCAGAGCCAAATGCTCCCACAACAGTGCCAACGCCGGGTTCAACAGCCGTACCAGCCAATGCGCCAAGGGCAGAGAAGCCAAGAGTCTCAGCTACGTTGGCAACACCCGCGCCCATTTGATATGGCAACCAATCAGTAAGAACAGTGCCAATACCTTTTTCATATGCTTTGAGGAACTCATCAGATTCTTTGGATACCTGCTTGGCTTTCCCAGACTCCATAGTCTTAAGGCCACCCTCTATGAGGGACTTGCCGGTATCGGTTGCGCCAATCTTATGCAAGCCAACACCCGCCAATGCTTCCGTTGCGCCACCCAGTTCTTGCAGTTGCGGAAAGTAGTTGGACAGCCCGCGCATAAAGTCGCTGGACGTGTCTGATGCGGGAAGCACCTTGGCTTCTTGTTTGGGCGTAGGTATAGGCTCAACACTTTTAAAATGTTGAAGAAGGTCAGAGTCAGAGTACCCAGCTTTGCGGGCTTTGTTTACATCCAGCGTTGACGACTGTGAAAGATGATCGACAATTTCCGCATCAGAGTAGCCAGCCGCCCTTGCTTTTTCAATGTCAAGTGCCATGACTGTTCCTTATTTTTGTAAGCTTGGATCTGTCAATAAAGGGCGGTCTTTTCCGGACGTAGCTTTTGGAGCATCTGAACTCATATCAAAACCTGCCCCAAAAATGCGTTTTTCATATAGACTCACGCGATTTTGAATACGGTCTTTACGTTCTTTTATTTCTTTTTCAAACTCGTTTATTTTTTGCAAGGCCGCTGGATACGTTGTTGCAAGGTGCGGCGGAATCTTACCTTCAGGGTCAAGCGCCCTAAGTGATTCTGCCCTATCAACAACTGTTTTATTGGCAATGTAATCTTTATGGCTGCGCATATCATTTATGCCGTTAATTGCTGTTTCACTAGATTTATAAATACCAGCCAATTGCGCATACTTTGCTTGATCGGCACGATCTGCTGAGGTTGCTGCAATCCTTGCTTTTTCAGCCTTGGCTTGTATTTCTGCAACAGCAATATGCGTAGCGTTTTGACTATCAGTAATATCCTTACGCATACGCTCAAGACTAGTCATATGTTCCCGGTCGCGGGCTGCAATAGCGTCTTGTTGTTTAATCATCTTTGCTTCAGAAGCAGCGTCTTTCTTCGCTGCCATCTCAATATCAGACAATTTAAAGTAAACCGCTTGCATCTTCTCAGCGTCTTTTTCTTTCATTGCCATCGCTGCATCAACTTCACCTTTATTCTCAAGGCGTGTTGCTTCGTCAAGACTAGCGATGGACTTGTTAATTTCCATGCGAATCTTCTTGGCTTCTTTTTCACTCTCAATAATTTCAGGTACTCGTTCTCTAACCGCAGTCAAACCAGCAGCCAAGGTTGAGCCGGGGGTCGAACCCCAACGCGCAAAGAACGCAGCAGCTTGCAAATACCTATTGCGTTTGGCTTCATCATCAGCATTGGCACGTTCCTTCATCAAGTTGGCACGTTCCTCTGGATTACGTGGGTTCACCCCCGCTGCTTCATAAGCAGCCCTTTTTTCTTTTATGATGTCATCTGTAGTACGGGCATACTTAGTTTGTATATCAGCAAGCTGTCCTTTCATGACGTCCGGTATGTTGGGGTCACTCATTGCCGCTTCTAAGGAATTAGGCGGTTGTTTGGCAGGCTGAACATTGTTTGCAGCCGCTATTGCGTCTTCTCTGGGCGCTGGCAAAACATTTGACTGCATGGGAACAGGGGCAGTTGTTATATCCCCTGTTGGTTTTGCTTGCATCACACGTTGCTGCAATTCTTCTGAAGATGTTGGTGTACCACCTCCAGCAAACGCGATGATGCCGCCGCCAGCCATACTTGGCTGCTGAGGCTGGTTCTCCATCTGCTTCATACGCAAGATGCGTTGTGCCATACGCTTAACAGATGGGCTAGATGATTCTTTAAGCTGTCTTTGAAGATCGTCCTCATCCATGCTGTACAGGTCATGCTCAATGTCGTTGCTTATTCCACCTGCGCTAAACCCAATACGGGGCATCATGTTAGCGATGGTTGCCATCTTGGAAGCTTTATCTATGGCGTCAACTTCACCGCCTTCGGCGTAAGACATGATGCCTGACTTTTTAAATTCTTTGGGCAAGCCGCCCTCTGCGCCTTTGAACGCGTTGTACAGAGACGCACCTGCTCCCGCTGCACCAATCGCTTGGGTAACAGGGTTGGGAGCCGCCACGTACTGCTGTGTAGTTTGAGCCTGCATGGGCAAGCCACGGATCATGTTGGACATTGTGCCCAACTGCATAAGTGGGTACTGCTGCGCGTTGGAGTAGTCTTGGATAGACTGATTGATCTTCTGCTGCTCCAAGGCTTGCTGTTGTGCACCAGTCGTGTTCTGGAGGCTGTAGATGCCCTGCTGTGCGCCAAGCTGCTGTTGACCCAGATTGGCAAGGTTCTGCGCACCGGACATGGCTTGACCATACCCAGCTTGCTGCGCACCAATACCTGCGCCAACGCCTTGCATACCGGCCTGCATACCTTGAAGTCCAAGACCAGCACCATACTGTTGTGCCTGTTGGGCATTTTGAAATGCGTTTTGTGAACCCTGAGCTTGGATAGCGCCTTGTTGTGTAGCTAAATTACGAGCAGCTTCCGCATCAGTAATAGCTTGACGAGACCCGCCAAATGCGCCAGATTGAACAGCTTGCGCATTACGCCCTGTCGTTGCAATATCTGCTTGACGCTGGGCCTCACGTTGTTGAACATCAACCACGTTTTGCATGTACGGCGACATGTAGGCTTGCGTGGCGTATGGGTTTGTTGCCTGTTGTGCGTACTGATTGCCTGCGTTGGCAGCCTCATACCCCATACCTGCCAGACCAACACCTTGCCCGGCAGTGCCCAACTGACCCATGATGCCTTGTCCAGTAAGACCCATTGCCTGCCCGTACTGTTGAGGCGTTTGCATATTGGCAATACCTTGCTGCGCTGCGGTCTGCATGGGCTGAAAACCAGCAACAGATTTACCAGAGTCGTATCCAGTCTGGTTACCGGACGCATCATATGAACCGCCATAAGCGCGGTACGGTTGGAAGCCAGTTATGTCAAATCCGCCGCCCTCAGTAGGATTTCCCTGAAACAATTGTTTCTGGGTTGCACCAAGCATAGTCTCGACGTAGGGCTTTGCATACTCAGGAATGTTGGTCTGGTACGTTGTGTTGGTACTGTTTTGTGAACCGCCGCCACCTGAGCCGCCACCCCAAAGAGTAAACCGAGCAACAATGCCCAGTGGGTGGATAAGACCATAGATAAACTTGAAGGCGTTCATAATTTAATCCTCATCACTTGATGGGTAACTTTTAACCCAATCTTTTCATACATATTTACCAAAGTGCCTTTGGCCCAGAGTTGTGCTGTTGTTGCGCCATGTAAGCGCATCCATTTATAAAGCTCTTCAATCACGTGTGGGCGCACAATAGCTTTACCGCCCATCAAGTTACCATGTGCAATACGTTCACATGGCGTATCAACGATGTCCACTACCGCCGCGCCAGTAATGCCTTCACCCGGCTCATCCCACACAACCAAATATGTTTTACCTGTACGAACTGCAAACTCAATCAATTCAATCTTGTTGAGGTCTGGGTCGAGGTCAATTGCCCGTTGAATCAAAGGTGCAGCAACAGGCCATACTTCTGGCAACTCACGGGGATGGACTTGGTATAAGGGCATGTTTAGGCGGGTACAAATTTGCGGGGGTTGATCTGTTTACCTTGCTTAGAGTTTCCTGTGCGGGCTTGACGAACCTTATTCATCATCTCATGCAGTATCTTCGCCCCTGCTTCGGTAGAACCGTTACCAAGGTGGGACACCACGTCAGCAGGTACGACAAACTCGCCATCAGCCAGTCGGGCAGGTTGCTTGCCAGCAATGGTAGCGGGGATGTTATCTGACATGCCATCGCCCGGGCCTTTGAGCAGCCTAGGGTTTCCACCAGCAGCGTAACCGCCCAGACTGGAGTGCATGATTCCGCCGTGAGCCGCGCTAGTTGTATCGCTTTCTTGCGCTTTTGCGCCGGGCGGGGCAAGGTTAATTTGTCCCATCGGAGTGGGACGTTTCATGTTCTGTGCTTGGATATTGGATCGCTTATTAATCTTTGCCATGCGTATTTGCGCAGCGGATACTGGATCAAGAGATCGAGTATCTGGGTCAGTATCATAAATAATGCCCGGATCACTATGCATAGATGGCATGTTTCGAGCTTGTTCGCGCAACATGGACTCGTAGTAATCACCCGCTATTTTGCTGCCACCTGTTGGGTCAAGACTGTCAGATTTGTTAGACCTACCGCCTGACCTAAATGAAGCGATACCGCCTTCAGCATAGGTTTTGGTTGCATACTGAAAATCGGCAGGGTTAGCTTGTCGCCCTTGGAAGTTAGGCGATATCTTGTATTTGGACAGGATGCCGTTGTAAGGAGTAGGCCCCGAATCATCTTCTTCTTTCTTTCCAAGAAGGTTTTTGGCAGAGTAAGCCATAGATGCCGCAGAGAACGGACTATCTTTAGCAAAGTCCATTGCTGTTTTAAAGCCATTAGCCAATGGATTAGTAGTTTGTGGCAGCTCAGTCAAGGCTGTTTTAATGCCCTCCCCAGTACCCGCCCTCAACGCATTACTCGCCGGTTGTGCTAAGTCATATGTTGGGTTAGGAACATTTAGGGGTTCAGGAATACTACCCGGAACGGCTTTACTGGCGAGGTCATATCCAGTAGTTTTTAATGCTTCAGGGGCTTTATTAACGGTGTCTAGCATGGACTCTGTGCCAGACCAATCCGCCGTTGGGGCTTCAAGAGGGTAAGCATCTTTAATGCCTTGAGCATATGTATCTGCATTTTCAAACACATTGTTAAATTGGCTAAGATCCTCAGCAGCTTTAACTTCCTGTAACCCAGAATTGACAGCTTGCATTTGTTCTGCGTTGACCAGCGCTTCATTGACACCCAATTCACCTGCGCCAAGACCACCTGTGGTAACTCCTGAGGCAATACCTTCAGCCAATGTAGGTACAGCGCTAGCGCCAGCCCCGGAGCCAAGAGCGCTTAATATTGAAGCATTTGTACCAGCCTCCGCCAGTAGACCCGCAGTGCCAAACTCTGCGCCAAGAGCTGATAGCCCGCCAAAGGTCGGCGCTGCAAGGGGAGCCAACTCAACTGCCGTGAACATCGACGGCGCTGCTACGGCGAACGATTCCGCCATTACTGATTCTGCCAATAACGGCGCTGCTGCTGCTCCCATATTACACCTCGCGTTTCATTAAAACAAAGCCGCGTCTGCGGTCAAATTCTTTAAACCCAAACATGGCAATCAATTTCTGCGCTTTTACATCATTTTCAAAGGGTAGAGCATACACTTCCGTGTAACTTTTGTCTTTAATATCTGATACCAAGCCCTCAAAAATATGCTTATATTGCTTGAACTTTGAAGGAGTCCACGCTCCGTCGTTGAAGTTTAGATGCAATGAGACCTTTGTTCGGTCGAACAGGTAATCACACAGGACTTCCCCGTTGGCATCCTCGTACAGCTTTTCTCGTATGGGCGGCATCATGCCTTGATCCGCAACGGGTAGCTAGTTGCTGCTCCGCCAGAAGTATCGTAATAGATGTCCCCGGGGCGAAGATTGGCAAAGTCTGCTTGTGTAGGAAGACTAATTTTTGACGCGCCGGGCGTGGTAAGGTCAGGTTGGGCGCAAGTTAAAGCTGATATGACATCAGCGCCTCCAATACCTTGGGATGCAAATATGGCAGGGGACGCATTGTTTAACTGGGCAAAATACAAACGAAGAACGTTTGAAAGTTGTTCTAAATATTTAGAATCGTATTGAATAGGGGCCGAAGGAAGGCGAGGAACTGTAGATAGTTTTGATCCCATATTTATCTCCTACCGTCTGGGCGTACATCAATACGAGGAACACCCAATTGCCACTGTACGCCAAGTCCTTCAGTTGCAGAACCCACTGTTCCTGAACTTACTTTGAACGCCATCTGCCGCCCACGAATCCGAACGTACACCTGCTGGGTAAATTGTTGAATGGCGTAGGTTCTCTGGTTCTGATAGTTCTGCGTGCTGATAACAGAGGGGTCATTGGACGAGCCGTAGGCTGCACCGGGGTTAGCACGGGGGAGAATCGTGAACATAGCCTCTGGTTGATTTGTAAATGACCCGTCAAAAGTTAAGTCAGGGATCAAACGCCAGACAAAACCATAATTGTGTCCATCACCAATATCAAAGTCAGAAGAAGTAACCTGAGACACAATGGGAGTCGCCGGATTAACTGTGCCATCGTCTGCCCCACTTTCATGATAGACAAGTAAAGTGTTTGTTATCCCGCCCGGCGTGCCATACACAGCCGCCATCGGAGAACCACGAAGCGGGCTATCCATCCAAGCAGTACGCCCTTGATATGTTGTGCCAGTGTAAGTACTCCAGTCACCGTAATACCAAACATTATCTAAATAATTAAAAATAACATAACGGTCAATGACATCTGAGTTAGATGAACAATACTGCCACCAGACTTCGTTGTAGCCTTCGTTTGTACCCGCCATAAACTGATAGGACTGCGTTAAGTTGATGTCAGTGTAGACGTATTCACGCAGAGTCGATGGAAGCGTATCAACCTTACCAGAATACATATAAAACTTATCCGTACCCATCCAATATGTGGTGTTGTTGGCAGTAATAATTGCGTTGGGGCCAGCAATTGAAATGTTGCTACCCATGATCTGAAAGCCCCAGACATAGGGTGGGCCAAGGTACTGCATAGAGTAAATGGCAGTATCGGTCAGCACCAAAATTTCTTGACGAGTCTGTACAGCAGTAACGATTTGTGAACCATTACTTAGACGATAACTACCAGCTTGGTTGGTAGCTTGTGGATACCACACCGCAAAACTTTCTTGGTTTGACCAAGCAATAAACATTGGGTCTTGAGCGGTGCTACCAGCAACAGCATCATTGCAACCAAAAGCAATTACAAACCGCGACGCATCAGATACCAATACTTGGCTAGCTACTGATGGGCAATAAGCATCAGTGGTAATCGTGCCAGCTTTAGTAACTATGGATTGAGTCGGGCCAAGGTATACCGCACGGTTAAAAGTGGTATTAGAAACTGCGGAGTTTGCCCAGTAGTACATCGCGCCGCCACGGGGATTAAAGATCAAATCCTCGCCAAAACTAGATTGAGTCCATATACGTAATTGTTGCCCAATACCCTGCCCCGCAGGAGCAGACTGACCCCAACCTGTAAAAGTTGTAGATTGCACCACGGAAGCAGCCGTTAAATGAGAAGCAGCAGCGCCAGAGCCTGTACCACTCAAGCCGCGAGTACAACCAGTGAACGTCGTAGGTGTTACGCCAGTGTAGGAAATGTTTTCTTGGTCAATTAGAATATTTCCTGTTGCAGTAAATCCTGTGGTGGACGTCACCGTAATCGTAGTGACTGAATTATTTATAGCCCCGTTAAGTGCAGTAGTGACCGTGCCAAGAATTACGCCGCCCCAAGTGCCTGCACCCCAACCCGTGTTCTGGGTAAAAGTTGCACTGCCTGTTGTGATTTGATACGCGCCAACTACAGACGCGCCGCCATTACCTGAGTCACTACCATTTGCATTGATGGACGCTGTGATTGTGTACTGGTTAGAGCTTATATAAGTAATTTGAAACTCAGCATTGAGTATGGTAGCTGTAATAACACCGCCAAGAGAAACAGCGCCGCTGAAAGTTACAAAGTCCCCAGTCTGAGCGCCATGTCCAGCATTGACAACCGTAATAGTAGGAGACCCGTTGGTAGCAGCAAACGTCACTGCGCCAGCAGAAGTGGTAAGCCTTATAGGCGTTACATCGTAGTAGTAACCGTTTGCGCCACTTTGGATGTAATATTTAAAATTGGTGCCAAGCGCCAATAAGTTAGAACCAGACAAATTTACCCAGTTCCACAAAGCCCGACAAACACCCCACAACGTACCAGTAGAAGGTTTATACGCTGACACATAAGTGCCCGTGTCGGCTGTCCAGCCACCTATTTTTTCTGGCTGCCCAGAACGGAAACGAATCTTATTGGAAGAGTAATACCCACCCTCGTTGGCGTATGAGGTGCTTTCTCTATTTGTACCGGCACGAAGGGCAATTTTCTGTAAAGGCATTTTTAACCCACGTTGCGTTCAAAGTGAGGGCAGTCCACAAGATTGGAAAAGTTTCCGCCCCAGCGGTTCTTCGGATGCAGTGACTCCCAGTATGCCCCAAGCGGGGCAATGATTGCCTTGTCCCAGATTATCTTCCCATCCGCAAAGAAGTTCAAGTCTATGGCGCACCGCTTGAGGTGGATGGACTTCATGGTCTTAGACCGGCCTGTCTTAACATAGATAGCTTGTTGTTCTGGGGTACGGGCAAGTTCACCACCTGTGACTTTAAAACCTAACGCAGTGGCGTAGGCGATGAGTTTGCAGGCATCCAATAGGAATGCGGCTTGTTCGTCAGATAAGCTCATTTTTTGCCTTTCAGTTCAGCCAGCTTTTCGATGGTTCTGCCACCGAAGTATGCACCCATGATAAGCATTCCCCACTGCCCAAGCAAGGAGACGTAAGACTCGTTGGCATTCAAACCAAAGGCCGACATCATGGCAAATAGGAAATATCCGCAGAAAATGGCAATCAGGGACATGGGTCGGATATTCTTGGACAGCCATGAATCTGATGACATATCTGCCGTCCAGCGGTCAGTCACGTTCTGAGCATCTGCTTTGGCAGCATCTGCAAACATCTGCATCTCAGCCAATTCCATTTTGGCTTTTTCAATACCCAACTCAAGAAGTCTTTCCTCATGAGTAAACTGCAACTCACGCAGCTTAGCTACATCTTCGGGTGTGGGCGCATCAGGGATCTTTACGCCAAGAGTATTCTCAACGACTTCTTTGCCTTTGGCTTGGATAGCGCTTGACAGCAACCCCAACCCATTTTCAGCAAGAGTGCCAAGTAGTGATGCAATGATAGGTAACATTATTTTTCCTCACGTTTCTTTTGTTCAATTTCACGCCTAAGCTTTTCAACCTTTTCCACTTGCGCCTTGACCTCATGCTTGGCTTCCAAAATGTCCATGTACAACATTGCTCCCAGAGGGAGCATCAGGCCAAACAAAATCAAAGCAGCAACCCATCCCATTACGTCTTCCCCCACCGATTCAGGAGGAGGAGCCACATCCAAAGATACAGGAGGAATATAGTAGTCGCCACTAGATACGCTGACTTTGCTTGGAAGCTTCTTTGCTTTTCCCGCCGTTGCCATAGCTTGTACCTCTGCTGCGCTTCTTGCTTCAATCTCGCCTGTTCCTGCTCCTGACCAATGATCTCCCGCATCTCAAACACTTTGCTGTACAACGCACCCATCTCAGGCGGGGATTGGTACACCATTGTTTCTCTGACCGTCACTATCAACGCCGCCATCTGCTGCTGCGCCATTACTCTTTGTAACGCAGCTTCCATCAAGTTAGCATCTGGGTCGTAGACGTTTCTGGACTTTTCTTCTTCCTCCCGGATGTGCGTTGCTAACTGCTCTTCAAGCCTGAACAGCTTTGTAAGCTGGCTGACAATGTCTGCCATGACTTGGGTTTCGTCAACGGCAACGAACTTTTCTTTCTTTTTCTCCACAGGCTTGGACGTGGCTGGTTCGGAGTCTGTCCCGAACAACTTCTGCCAAAAACTGCGAACCTGCTTTGCATCAGAGACAATTTCATCAACAGTTTTCTTGACCTCCATGAAAGACGTTTTAGCGTCTTTGTACAGCTTGCATCCTTGCTTGATAGCAGCGACGCAGGCATTGGCGGCAAAGAGGATACTGATTGGATCAATTTACGGCCCCTTGATGATGTTTACAACACGGGAATCGTCTTCCAAAGCAATGAACTCATGGCTCTGGTCTATTGGAAAGTCAATGACTGCACCAGCACTGTACTCAGCTTCCCACTCATTACCATGCGCTTTGATCTTGCCCCGCGCTACGATAGTAATGTGGGCATTGCCGTTAGTATGGGTGTGCATGGGCAACTTGTCCCCCACCTTTTCAAAGGTGTAGACCACGCCGGAAAGTTTTCCAGTATTAAGTGGAATACTAAGCAATGACATTAGGTGTTGTACCAGTAAGTTGTTGTACAGGAGGAGTAGGTGGGGCTGGCGGTTCAATAAACTGACCATTTGAATATGCCCAGCCAATACCTAACCAACCCCGTTCACCGTGGAATTCCGGTGCTTCAATAACTTCATATCCATCTGGCAACATGAGCGGTGAAACACCGTCCCACATAATCATGTTCTCAATCAAACAAGTTGATTTATTTACCCATGCGTAAGTTTTAACCATATTTTCCTCCATCAATATTCAATAACTACAACACCTTGACCCCCAGCACCACCAGTACCGTTTGGGGGAGCTGATTGAGATGTGCCGCCACCGCCGCCGCCGCCATATAATCCACCTGCGGCACCTGCACCACCATTACCAGTGCCACCTTGGCCGCCACCACCAAAAAAGGAGTTACCACCATTTCCGCCAAAATTGCCAGCATCTTGACCCCCCCGAGCGCCACTGCCACCTCTAATATTTAAATCTCCGTTAGTTCCTATACCCCCAGCTCCACCACTGGTTCCGGCCCCGCCGGTTATGGTGGTAATAGATTGAGTCCCAGAGGCAACAGTTGAGCTTGATCCCGCCGCACCAACCGTAATGTTTAATGTATTAGCAATAGTAAGACCAGATAAAATTTTTATAGCTGTGCCACCGCCACCGCCACCTGCTACTCCCGTGACGTTACAACTTCCGCTAGCGCCTTGAGTAACACCAGCAGCTCCGCCACCAACAACCGTAAGTTTAATTTTGGTTGCTGGAATTGAATACGAAGCATTGGTTGAAGTCAATACAACCATGTTGGAGAAGCCCGTAGTTGCAGCCGTACTCTGCGTGGTCGCATCGTTGAATGTGATATTTGTGCCGCTTACTGTTACTGCCATGATTGCTCCTTAAGCTTTTGTAGGGATAGCCGTAATAGCTTTTGTAAACAAGTTGTAGGTGAACCGATCTGCAACTACATCATCGTCACAGTCAGCCCAGAATAGACCTTCAGCAACGTCAAATATCTTGTCTGCGGGTTCGACCTGAGCCACACGGCACTCGGTCTTTCCATCTGGACGATTGACTAATTCATTTGTTGCGATTAAAGCTTTTTTCATGTTAATACTCCACAATTACAACGCCTTTAGCGCCTGCGCCGCCGATTGCACCGCCACCAGCAGATGCCCCAGAACCTCCACCCCCATAAAGACGCCCAGCAACTCCGTTAGTACCGTAAGTACCGTTACCACCACCACCGAGAATACTACTACCGCCTGCGCCGCCTCCATTTATAACAGGGCTTGTGCCGGTGTCGCCGCCCTGCGTGCCGCCTTGGCCCCCAATGTTTAAAAGACCGCCAGAACCTACTCCTCCAGCCCCACCTGCAACGTTATCACCAGCCGCCCCTCCAGTTGCGGTAATAGTTGTAATAGATTGAGTCCCAGAAGCAACACTGGAAGAACCCCCAGCCGTCGGTGTCGTTCCCCCCGCCGCACCAACAGTCACATTCAAGGTGTTACCAATGGTGAGTCCAGAAAATATTTGAATTACTGCTCCCCCGCCCCCGCCACCGCCTTGTGCGCCTGGGCCACCCCCACCACCTCCGCCACCAACAACAGTAACTTTAATTTTGGTTGCTGGGATTGAGTACGAAGCGTTGGTAGTGGTAATCACAACCATGTTGGAAAAGCCAGTCGTAGCCGCAGTTGACTGCGTAGTCGCGTCATTGAACGTAATGTTTGTACCGCTTACTGTTACTGCCATGATTGCTCCTTAAGGTGTGCCGCCAGCACTGAAAGTGCCGGTAGATATAACATCGCCAGAGGAATTAACTGACAGAATGGTTGTAGCGCCATACTTGATGATTAATTTGCCACCAGACTCTTGCACGGTAAAGTTAGTCGTAACCAAGTTTGCTGCATTCGTTGCATTCGTTGCATTCGTTGCATTCGTGACCGCAGTTGCACCGATTTGTGCAACGATTTCTGCTGCGCTTGCTGTTGTAACTGCGCCAGCACCTGCACCTTTGAGCAGTGCGCCAGATGAAAAAGTCGTAGCGCCAGTACCGCCGTTGGCAACACCCAACGTACCAGCCAGAGTAATCGTGCCTGAAGTTGTGACTGGGCTACCACTGACAGTAAGACCTGTAGTGCCGCCTGATACAGCTACGCTTGTGACCGTACCCGTGCCTGAGTCAGTCTTATAGAAGTTTGTGCCATCACTGAATGCAACGTACTTTGCATTATCGGGAATTGTCAGTCCTGTACCAGCCGGGGTAGTGTTACCAATAACAGTGGAGTTGTAGAGGGTCATTGAATACCCACTGTTGTTGTAGATGATGTACATCTTGGACACGGGCGGAGCATAGACAGTAAACGTAGCCGCAGTTGTAGTCGTGAACTTTAACAAGGCATAAACTGACTGATTCAAACTTGCAGTAGCCGTAGCGCCGTTGATGTATGTCAAGGCTTGACTTGCAGTCGTGACACTGACCGCCTGATACCCCGCAACCGCTGTATCAAGAAGGTAAGCAAGGTTGTTGTCTGTAGTTGTACCCCACGTACCGGCTTGGTCGCCTGAGCCAATAAGCTCAATTCGTAGACTTGATGAATATGAACTGCTCATTGTTTATCCTTTAATTTAGCCTCAAGCTCCAAGACCCGCTCTGCCAATTTTATGCAAGCTACCAAGGCGATGTTGCCATACATAACAGATAGAAATCCTTCATCGTCTTTGGTAACAGCTTGGTTTAAAACCTTTTGAAGCGACTGCGCGGATACGCCAACTTCTGAGTTTTCTTGGTCAATACGATCGAATATGCCGTTCTTCACCTGCGCAAGCTGCTCGATGAAGTCTTCAGGCAGATCTCGCCAATTTGTTTTCTTACGCTCATCAGAGCTTGACACATGGCTGGTTGCCGATAAAGCGCCCGTGCTGGGGTTAAACGTAAGGGCTGTTGCAGTGTTGTGCGCTTGGTTTGAGGTTGTGTTTGCTGCGACAAATGTAGGATAGTACGTTGCTGCTGTAACTACTGCACCAGTCTGGGCAACCAGCGTCGCTGAACCTGTGCTGTTACCCGTACCACCTGCTGATGTAGGCAGAATAGCGCTGTTGGTAGCTGTGAGTACTGCGCCGTCTGCGTAGATTGACCGACTTGATGGGTAGACCAGAAATACGTTTTTTGTACCCGCTGAAAGAGTAACCAGCGAACCTGAGTTGCTTGATGCAAGCACGGTATCCCGAGAGAGGGTTGTACCTGACAAAGTGTATGTACCAATACCCACTTCCCATTCAGATGATGTACTGGAAATTGTGTAGTATGTGGTGTTTGCGTTACCTACTGCGGAAAACGCTTGATACCCCGTCACCGCTCCAAGAAGCGTAAGTGTTCCCGTACCTGTTGTGGTGGTAGTCTCTTGTACCCGATCTTTTAGAACTAATGCCATGTTTTACCTCATACAGTATGTATATTAATCCAATTCGGTGTATCAGCGGTGTCAATCGGTTTCCAGTAATACACAGACATAGTACCCACGCTACCTGCGGCAGAAACACCTGTCAATGCTGCGGTGTAAGTTACAAGCGTGCCTACCGTACCAACTGATCCAGTTGACGAGTTTCCAGTTATTTGTTTAGATACGCTGATTGTCACGCTACCAACACTACCGGTCGCAGAAACAGTTGTCAAAGGCTGCTGCGGGATCATAGAACTGACACTGCCAATTGCAGAGACACCGGTAATCGGCAATGACCCCCCTCTGTTGATAGCCACAGACCCAACTGCTCCAGTTCCCGCATTACCTGTGATGGCAATCGCGCCATCTTTTGTGAAGTCCATTGACCCAACTGAGCCAGTAGCTGCATTCCCTGTCAGCGACGCCGCGCCGGGGGCAGTTGCACTTACGTTACCAACCGCGCCTGTACCAGAATTACCTGTCAAAACAAGGCTGCCTGTTTTTGTAAACGCAACTGATCCAACTGAGCCAGTACCTTGGTTGCCCGTAATGGCCTGTAAAACTGTGGTTGAAGGAGTTACTGTTCCAACTGAGCCAGTAGACGCATTACCTGTTATAGCAAGACTACCAGATCTCGTAGACCCGACCGAACCCACACTACCAGTCGCTGAATTACCTGTGATTCCTAAAGAAATTACCGGACTAGCTGACCCAACCGCACCTGTTCCTGCATTGCCCGTAATTGCTTGGGAAATATTGAGGGTAGTGCCTACCGACCCAACTGAGCCGGTGGCAGCATTCCCTGTCACGCTTAACGTAACATCGGGGCTTGAACCAAGTGCTGCAAACGGTGCCCCCGCAAACGGGGATAAACCAAACATATGCTACCCCCTGTAGCTTGGGGGTTAAGCCAAGCGGATCAGACCAGTCGTTGCATCGTTGGTAGGCATCGTCAAAGTGAACGTACCAGCAGTCACAGTTTGTGCTGTGAAAGTGTGGACGCTGACAGCCTTGTTGCTCTGGGTTGAGTTGTAGATCAACACAGCATCAAACGAAGTAGACAGAGTCACAGTGGTGTACACGATTGACGCAGACGGCGTAATGAACGCCGTTGTACTAGTAGAAGACGGCGCAGTGCCAAAAGTAACAGTAACACCGCCAGCGGTGTAGTTCGTGCCTGTAACTTCGTTGGTTGAACTGTACGCGGTTGTAGTCGAATTGACGGTTGCCGTGGTTACATATAGAGCAGCTTTGAACGTATCTGCGGTTGCAACAGTGTGAGCTGGAATGCCCGTTGCATTGAATGCGTGAACAGCGTTGAGTAAGTCAACTTTAAACGATGTGCACATTGCTTGAGTATTTGCCATGATATTTCCTTGTTAAAAAGTTGCTGCCACAGGGAACCCGGCAACGGTGGCTTGTTTCAGAACCATATCAACTGAACGATGAACACATTCGCCATCCAGCCAATACTCTACCCATTTGATATTTTCATGTTCGTTGTCTTCCTCACCTTCTTTTCTTTCAAGAAGGGATTCATCCATTTCGCCTTTGGTTGTCGTGACAAGAGCCATTACGAGATCCTTATGATTGCTGAAGTGTTTGAGGGATTGGGGAACTGCACTGTGAATGTTGTATTTGAGGTTTTATCAGCCCCAAAGTCTAATACACAAACAGCACCATCTGCACCCGCTTTGTATATCAATGCACCCCGCGCTGTCAACGAAGAAGTCCAAGCTGCATTGTTAAACGAAATATACGCTGTTGTACCAGAGTTGCCTACTGTCGGAGTCTGCGCAATCGTGAGAGCCAGCCCACCAGCCGTGTACCCTGAAGCCACAACTTCGCCCGTAGACGTATAAGCCGTGGTAGTGGTATCAAGCGTGGCTGCATTGGTGTACAAGGCAATCTTGAACGAGCCAGACGTAAAGTTGAACGTTCCGTTCATCAATCCTGTTTTGAAGACGTCGCACGCCCAGTTTCCTGTAAAAGCCATCAGGTCACCGCCTGTCTAAATTGCCCAGACCGGTAAGCGTCCTGACGTTCCATGCCATCGCCCAGACGTTTGGCAAGCATCAATGCTTCTTTGTACTTGGCATCGTAGCCCATCACAATGTCTACTTCACCCTTCATAAAGGTAATAGCTTCAACCAATGAACCGTACAACAAAACGGTATCAAAATTGTCCCCAAGCCATGTCTGCCCGCCAGATACGGTGGTGATGGACTCAGGATAGTAATAGTAGTGAAGCTCAGTCGTATAACTTGCGTCGGGGGTTGGGCCAATAATAAATGTCAATTCATTTTCAGCCGAAGACTGGGGGCCAAACAACGCATAGTACGCTGGAACTCCCAGATCAGTTGCCTTGGGATAAGCCTGACGAATGAAGTTCACGTCTTTATTGAGTAAGAACACCTGCCCGTCAGTAGTCTCAACCGCAATCGAATACACAGCCAAGAAATCATTTGGGCAAGCTAGGTACTTGTTACTGCCGGTAATTGTCCCCTGCACGTTTTTACGCAGCGATGGAAACTGAACCGTGTTGTATATACGTTGTTCAGCTTGCGTGATAAACGTGTCGATCTGCGTAGTTGCAGAAACAGTGCTACCACTTGCAAGGTATACGTCGGGGAACTGATTCTCCGTGTATGTCTGAATCGTGTTATACAACGTCGTGTAGTTCATGCCATTGGGCCTCTAGCCATTGTGCCTTTAGTTGCCGCGCCTGTACCACGAATTTTGATACCAGTTGTCTTAGGCTCACGAACGCGATCACCAAGTGAAACACGCCGAGCAGGTATGCTGCCACCGGGCACAGTTTCATTCGCCGCCAATGTATTTGGATCAGGGCGGAAGCTGCCATCGTTTTGCGTCTTGACTTCACCGCCGCTCATGGTATGGGGCTTGGCATAAACGTCAGCATTGCCGACTTCTTTGCCGCCTTGTTTCATGCTGAATTTAGCCATTATTTGCCCCTTTGATTTGCAACGCGAGCCATGTTACGTCCCATAGACTTCATCATGTCGCCTGTCACGCCACCTTTTTTAAGCTTAGTTGGAGCCATGCCTTGGTGCATACGCTTCTCATGCTTATTTACTTCTTTGTCTGCAATCTGTTTTACTTGCTTTGTGTCCATCATTAACTCCTTAAGTCGTTGCTACCGTTACTGTACCAATTTGCACGGACATTGCCAAGACATTTGGCGTTAATCCCGCATCATTTGCCTGTGCCCCGCCAACCGGGTTCCAGCCCCACTGGAATATACGACTGCCGCCCCCGTTTTCGCCGTCTGCAAGTACGCCTGAAACTTGGTAGCTTGTGTCCGGTCTTGGCTCACGCACTGCCTGAGGATCGTTGACAGGATACATACCCAACTGAAGCTGCGGTTGATCTGGATCCCAGCAGGATTGACAGACTTTGATCGAGTAAATCTTGGTCTTGAGAACCTGCTTGCGCAACTCCTGCAACTTGTACCGCTGCCCGCACCTATCACATTCCGCAATCGAGTATTTACCAGAGGCAAATCTATTAGGCATAGTTCACCTCAGTAAAACAACTGCCTTGGGACAAACCGATCTGGGGCTTTCTCACGATCTTCTTGAGATGCCAGCAGCCACTGCTGCTCGTACTCCGACTTTAAAAACGCCACACGGTCAGGGGAAACGTCAGGCCGCTTAGAACCGACGTAAAACGCCAGCCCTGCCACCATGCAAGGAATCAGACGGTAAGGTATATCTTGGATATTCACACCGCCACCAGCGTCTTGGATACGACGAAGCCGCCAGTACACAAAGGTGTAGTCACCACCAGAGTTGGGAGCAGGCCAGACATTGATACAAGGCAGGTTCTGGATATAGACCGAATCCCCTGTGGCATGTGTAGCCGCAGTTGTGCCATTCTGTGCCCGAACGCAGTTCAACAACTGAGTATCAGTCACGTTGGTATATCCGATCGTCTCAGTACCAATCTTGACAAACCCAGTAGACGGTAAATCTGCGGTAGAGGCCACATAGATCGTGGTGTCCGTGGTTGACACACTGGGTGTATTTCCACTCGCAGCTACAGTTGTAGTAAGCGTCGAGTTTGTCTTCGCCGTCTGGCGGTTGATCCAGACTTGGATTGGACGTCCGGTTGTCAGCTTGTTGGGAATGGTGGAGTACGTCGGCTCAGAGATACGGGAAATGTTGATGTCCGTCTGAGTCGCCGCTGTGCCGTTGTTTTGACGAATGACATGGTCAAGCAAGTCAATCGTGTCTGCTGGTAGCGGGTATACCGGCTGTCCAGTCACAAGGGGTATGACCCCCTCTTCCACCGTCCATAAGTTGATGCCACGATTTGCCCACTCGATGGTGAGCAAGTTCAGTGAACGCCGTGCCGTACGAAACTCATAACCAGTACGAACCTCTAAACCCGCCCGCTCATACGCTTCCTCAATCATCTCATTGAGGTCAAGGTCAAAGGTAGCGGTAGAGGACGTATAGGCCATTATTCGTGTCCGTCTGGTTCGATGTCGTCTTCGTGGGTGTACTGCTCATGGGGAACGTCATCCAAGAAAGCGGCTATTGCAGCTTTGTCTTCAGGCTGGACTTCCATAGAAGCAAAGTGAGCTTCAATTTCTTCTTCTGTTGGCTCGTCCAAATCTTCTGGCTCAGGCACAGGCATTTGGCTTACAAGCTTCTCAGCTAACGCCAACATAGCCGTTTCCGGGGATCCGTGCATGGCTTCATAGTGCATCGCATGAGCGCGGATTGCGTTCAGCAGCATTTGGTCTTCTTCGGGTTCAAGAGTGAATTGAGACATGATGTTTCCTTTAACTTTTTGCCATTCGCATATTGTCGATCAAGTTGGGGTATGGACGCCCCGCCGCTTTTGCCGCAGCCTTAGCTTTGGCTTTTTTCTCTGGTGACAGCTTTGTATGTTTCTTGGCAGGGTTGGGTTTATCCCAGACTTCTCCGCCCTTCTTGTACACCTCGACCTTGTTCGGATCATCCTTGCGGGTGATCGTCTTGGCCTTAGGCATCTTGGATGCGCGAAGATCGCCCATGCCACGGCTCGCCATCATCGTTTGCCCCGAGCCATGCCACCGCCACACATCACCATCGTGCCCTTGGTCTTACCACGTTGGGCAATACCATCACCACGGGTAGAGGCTGTACCGCCTTTGGAGAAGTTCTCAGGATATGTTTTAGCAGCGTTGTAGGCCTTGTCTTTTTTGGTCTGCATCTTGGCATCATCAGCTTCTTGAACCATTTGTTGCTCTTTGGAAGACATGCCTGTACCGCGAGACTCGCGCTTTACCTCATCTGCGGCTTCACGCTCTTTTTTGTCTTTTGTTTTAGCTTCCATATACTCTGACGCTAATGGTAAAGCCAACATAGGAGCCGCCATAGTTGCAGCGGTAGCGCCAGCTAACTTTCCGCTGACTCTTGGCGTAGCACCGCCGCCACCGCCGCCCCGACCGCCGCCCTCAAGCGGCTGATCGTCCATTCCATGTTTTGTAAAGCGTCCCATGATTTAGCACATCTTTCCGCGAGTCTTACCCCGCTGAGCAATACCGTCTGCACGGCTGGAAACAGAACCGCCTTTTGCCATACCTTTACCAGACATGATTTCACCCATGCCTGCGCGAGAAGGAGTTTCGTCGTCTTTTCTATCTTCAGAGTCACTACCCCGCATCCTTTCGCCAATTTTTGCACCGGCAATTCCCGCAGCACCTGCGCCCGCCGCTCTGCCTGTTGTGCGTGTAATTGCCCGTCCTGCGGCCTCTTGCTGCGCAAGACGACCCCGTTCTGTTTTACCAGACGCATTAAGACCTCGACCAATACGATCAATATCTGCTCTTTGCGATTCAACCACGTTTTCACGCGGATGTGGAAGCAAGCTTCTAGCGTTTGTTTGGCTTGGAGAACGGTATGTATATCCTTCTATTTCGGGCTTATTTAATCGGGGCATTAACGTAGTGTTGTTAGAACGGCCCATACCTGCACCCGCGCCGCCGCCTTCGAGTTCTTGCTCATCTAAACCACGTTTTGCTGGGTTGTACTTTGCCATGATTAATAGATTTTTCCACGGGTTTTGCCACGGGATGCAATACCATCCCCACGACTGGACGCAGATGATTTGACAGAACCGCCTGAAGCCATCTTCTTGACTGCGCCGCCGCTACGTTTTGCCACAGGTTTATTCTTAGCTTCCTTAGCTTCACGTGAACGACGCTCTGCTATGGTTTCAAAGTTAGACAGTGCAGACCCAACTTTTTTGAGACCCTTCATGACATCGCCCGGTGCATTCTGCAAGTTGCGCTTGATGTTCTGAGTACCCCATTCATCTTCTGACTTGGGAGCAGGTTCGGGTGTTTTTGGGTGCATCTTGCCATCTGCGCCACGGTAGTAATCTGTTTTTGCAGCAGCCTTGGTTTCAGGCTTCTTCTCCTCAGCCGCTTTCTTGGTTGGTTGTGAGCCAACAGCAGAACCGTAATTCTTCGATGAACTATCTGTGGTATCAGTTGACTTTTTAGTAGGCTGTGAACCTACAGCAGCGCCGTAATTCTTCGATGAACTATCTGTGGTATCAGTTGACTTTTTAGTAGGCTGTGAACCTACAGCAGCGCCGTAATTCTTTGATGAGCTATCGGTTGTTTTAGCCGTAGCCTTAGCCGCTGGTTTTTTGTCTTCTTTTTTAGCTGCTGGTTTTTCATCAGTATCTGTACTTGTATCAGACTTTTTAGGATAGTCACCTTCAACCGTTATAGGCAATTTGCTACTAGGCTTTGTTTCAGGAGCTGATGATTTTGACCCAGAGTCGTCGGATTTACTTGTCCCAGAATAATCACCAAAGGCTGATGTTCCTTTTACACTCGAGGAATTAAATCCCGAAGATTTAGACTCTGCGGATTTTGGTTCCGTAGACTTACCAATGTAATCAGCTACTGAGCTTTTTGTTGGTTCATACTTGGTGTCGCTGACGGATGCTTTAATCCCTCTAGTACCAGTACCAGAGTCATCAGATGAGCCGCCGGTAATACGGTTCCAAAGACCTTTTACAGCATTGAGATTTGATTCACCAGCCGCTCGGTTCCTATCATAGCTACCGGGGGTATAAACCCCAGTTCGAGGATTTGTATCGCCAATAACGTCATCAGAACGAGTACGCACATTGGTCGTGCCGGTGACTAAATCGCCCTCAGCGAAACGTCTTGATTTTTTCATCGGTTTTGCCATGATTGCTCCTTAGCAGACTCTGCCGCCTTTTTTCATACCCTTATTGCCGGGCATGGAAATTTGTTTTGCTTTGGTTTTGCCTTTGGAAGCAACGCCATCAGCCGCTTTGTGAGCCGCAGCCAGACCACCTGTTGCCATCTTCTTGACGTTACCGCCTTTTTTCATCATACCCATACCAGCAGGGGCAGCGGGGGCGGCTGGAGCAGCGCCCATTGCGCCCGGTACGCCTCTACCAGCGCCCATGCCACGTTTTTTAGCAGCCATCATTGCCATCATCTTGGGATCCATTTTTGTAGCCATCTCGCCACCTCTTTTAAAAGTTTTGCCTTTGTCGGCAGTTGAAAAATCTTTGCCCACGGATTGTGGAACTCCTGCTTTCTTGGCAAACGCCGGGTTGTGGGCCACCGCTTCCATGAATCTGTGTTGCTTTGCACTACTGCTTGGCATCACTTCCCCGCTTGAATAAGCTGGTCAATCTTTGCTTCAAGGCGATTAAACCTTTGGTCAATGTGGTCAGTAATTCTTTGCACTTCTGCTTGAGTAGTGTAATCACGGGCAATCTCCTCACGGGTTATGTTGAGTAGTCGCTCAACTCGTTTGACATCTTCAAATTTCTCTTTGATGAAAAACCAAAAGCCACCAAGCAATGCTGAAAGGCAGGCAGACCAGATTGTGTTGATGTCCATTAAACAAACCTGCCTTTTGTTTTTCCTTTGGTAGCACAACCATCGGCTGCGCTGACATAACCACCTTCTGCACAGCTCCATGCTCTCAAGGACTTATTAATCCTCGAATCTGGATCCCTTGCTGTTTCTGCGCTCGTTAGTTTCGACTTCATGCCTTTCATTCGGGCGCAGAAAGAGTCTCGCCTGCTGCCGCCCTCGGGTTGTGGAGCTTTGAGATTCATCCCTTCCTTCTTCGCGGAGGCCCGCCCCTTGGCGTTCAAACCCCCGTTGGGATTCTTCCCTTCTTTCCGCTGCCATGCTGGAGTTGACATACATCAAGCCTGTGCTTCTTTCCAGCTCAAACGAGCAAGGATGGTTGGTGTTGCTGACAAGACCACGTTGGTAGCGCAAACATAAATAATGTCTGGGCCATCGGGATATTGGTTTGCAAATCCAGTAGTAACAGTACTGGAAGTTCCGCCTCCAAGAATAGAGTTACCAATGTCTCGTACTTGAGTCAAGTCCAAAGTGGTTTGTCCGTTGGTATTGGTGTACGCAGCCGCAATAGACTCACCACCAAGCAACGTGCCAGAGTTCAGAGTATTAAAAGCAACTTGAGCTAGTGAAGATGTGTATGCAAGTGAACCCAATGAAATAGGAGATTTCCAAGTAGACCATGTACCACCTGCTACATACCCATTCAAAATAAGAGTAATTAAAACAGGGCCGGAGGTCACAACACCCAATTCAAATAACTGCAATTGCATACGGTTGATAACTTCTTTCACGCCAAATAAACCTGTTTGACCATTGTCTGCGGATGGCGCAATACGAATAGCCAAAATTGGGCATACTTGCGTTTGGGTTGTCAGCAACTGCAACTGACTGTTTGTGCCGTAGTTAAAAATCAGCGATTTGTCATCGTTGAAGCTACCGTCCATGATGACTGATGAACCCCAGTGAGACAGGGAAGGAACAGTGTCAGGAGAAGCAAGAGAGACTTCAACAGGAGCAGTTGCAGAATAAGTAAATGACTGAGCGGCGGCTTGTCCACCTGTTTGTGCACGGGTGAGGCCATAGAAAAGACTACCATCATTGCCTGTATAGGCGATGTACTCAATGTTGGCTGTACCACCCGAACCCTGCACTTTGATAGTGCCAGTAGGAGGGAACTTGCTGGAATCCGCGATGTCAATAGACGACGGGCTGACAGTGGTAGAACCCACATAATTTGATGCGGTAGTGCCACCAAAACCACGGATACAACCAACCAAGTTATTACTTGATTTGCTTGCATAGTAAATCAACTCATTGCTGATTTTTACCACACCAGTATTGTTGAATGTAGAAGCATCAGTCAACGCAATCGTAACGTCTGCCACAGCAATAGCCGCAGAGTTCGTAGTAGTTGTGGTTGTTACGTTGGAGGTGATGAAAGTGACTGGAGCAATACCAACCGACTCGTAACGAGCAGGTAAGTTACCAGAACGCATATAAGCTTCAAACTGTATATTGTTGTTCTGTATCTGGGTCACGTAAGTCACTACGCCATTGGTTGCACGGAAACCAAAACGAACAACACCAGCGCCGTACCAAGAATAGTCGATGTAGAACATCTGCATCCGGGATAAGTCAATGTTGTACCCAGATGGGCCAGTACCATCGCACTTATCTGCCCATTTACTTTGTGGGATACGGACTTCGATTGTTTTGGAAACAATCGCGCCAGTAATGCTTGCACCACGATACTCAGGCGTAATACGCAAATCTGTATCACTTGCAATGGTCACAACACGGTATGACTGCCCACGAATGACAATAAAGTCACCGGGGGACAACTGAGTACTGAAGCGAGTACTCGTACCCGTCACTGTGGCAACACCAGTGGTAACAGAAACAGTACCATCTAATTGGTTGATAGAGTTTCGCAACACCGCATTAAGAGTCTGCCCATCAAACTCAAAGAACATACCATTCTGGTTATCAAACAGACCGACACGATTCGCAGAGCCATACCAAGAGACTGGAGTCACTCGGATACCAAAACCTGTAGCTACAGTACCGGGAGGGGCTGACAAAGACGTATATGTGAATGTTGTAGGCGTAGGCACAGTCACAATTGTAAAGTTGCCGTTGTATGCGCCCTCGTTACAGCCAACAACTTGAATCTTTGCGCCAACAGCCAGATTGTGCTGGTAGCGGGATGTAACAGTAATGTTTGTAGACAAGGAAGTGTTGGTGATTGAAGTCACAAACAAAGCCGGTTTCAATGATGAGCCAGTCGAAAACTGAATGCCTTTACCAGACTGGTAACGGAAGTAACGACGAGACTGCCGGATCAACTGTTGGTTTGGAACAGCCGCGCCAGCAGAGAATGCTACACCACCATCAAATGAACGAGGCTCAACATAACCAGCGGGGCGTGCATACAAACTTGTTGTATTTGCTGTGTTGGTCAATGTACCTGTTGGGGCTGTTGGAACAACAAATGTAAATGTGTTAGCTGTAGGAACAGTTGCAACTATCCAAGCGCCGTTAATAGCTCCACCGGCACTGGAGGTTGTATCCTTAACATAGATGAACGAATCTTTCGTCAGGCCATGAGCATTTGCCGTGGTGCAAGTAATGGTTGTGGTGACGTTGGTAAACGCTGAAGTTGAAGACAACTGAATACCAGCATTGGAATAAAAGTACCCCGGATACACGTATGTCAATGAATCGTTGTAACTATTGGAAATAGCAACCGCATTGGTTGTGATGACGGTAACGCTTGTTGCGCTGCCGGTAACAACCCACCACCATCCGTTTGCGTTTGGATCAGTAGCGTTTTGGATATAAAGCGGCGTACCACTTGGAATTGGAGAAGCTACACCACTTTGGGCAAATCCTCCTGATGCAGTAATCGTCATTACTCTGGTTGACGCGGAGTTGTCGCCCGTAATTGAAGTGATACCGGTATAGGGTGACTGAGCAATGTAATAACAGCTTTGGCGGTTATTCTGCAAGCAAATAGATTCCCACTTGGTTGGCTGTGTGCCATATTCAAAGTCGGTATCAATCAACGCTTGTGGTTGAGATACACGGAATTTACCCACCGGATCAAGATTGCTTGGGGCGGGAGTGATATAAGGTGCGACGCCAGCAACGGCGTTCAGACCTTGAATCGGAATTGATTTGTTTGACGCTGAGTCAACTACTGTCCATCCACCTGACATACGATACTCCTTTAAATCCAAAGAAGGGGGCCGAAGCCCCCGTTACTCAATTAGTCGAAGTTACCGTATGGGTAAGTTGTCTGATTGCCAATGTTTGGATCAGGTTGAGTGTAGCGAACAATGATGCCATATTTACCAGCAGTAAACGGTGCAGCACCGTTTGCGCCAGACACGTTGGTAGCGAGAGTCACCACAATTTGAGACATTACAGCACCGTTAGGATCGGTGTTTGCGCCAGTGTTGTTTGTGATGTCAGCAGTAGTACCAGCGTACAGCGCAGCCAACTGAGTTGCGGCAGCATAGCCGGTAGTCAGGGATTGGCGACCAGCGGTGAATGTAGTAGCGGATGTACCCAGAGTCAGGTATTTAGCCGTACCACCAGAAGCAGTAAAACCGTTGCTCACCAAAACTTCCATGCCGGTAACAGTGCCGGTAGTCAGGGTTTGAATTGCTGGGATGTCAACGATGATGTCACGAATCAATGAGCCGTAAGGCACATACATCACGCAGCCACGATACAGAATGGTTGCTGTGTCAGCAGTGATAGTTGCTGCGGTAGGAGGGTTTACTGTGGCAGAAGGTGTGTACACCACTGCATTGGTATTGGGGATGTTGTTAGAACCAACAAACTGACCAGACGAACCAGAATAGTTTGCAGTTGCGTTGGTAACGTTTGTTAAGTCCATGAATACAGACTGAACGCTCTCAGCGTAACCGACGTTACGCAGGGGGCCAAAACGGTTGTTGCCCTGAAGAATTGGGCCTTCAAATGTAGAACGTGCCATGACAATAGTCCTTATGCAAAAGAGCTTTTACCAATCGTTGCATCGTCTGCTGGGGCAGTGGCGGTAAAAGCAGATCACCCAGATGTGAGCAATATACACCAAAAGAAAAGGGGGCACAAGGCCCCCTTTTCGTCAGAATGAACCGGACGAGCCGAACATTCCCAATGGGTCAGAGAAGCCAAACGAATAACGTTCGCGGGACTTGTAACGCACGTTACCGGTGTCAAAGTCGCCGTCCATGCTGTTAGCCAGCGGAGTACGAACGAACATCTTCATACCGTTAGGTACGTCTGTGGTCAGGAACCAAGCGTTGGTATCGGTCAGATAGTGGTTTTGGGTATAACCTTCTGGAATCGAACCGTTATTCTTGATTGCATTGATATCGTTGTTGTTTGTACCAACACGCAGGCTGGTTTCCAACAGGCGGGTAGCCACGAACTGCAATGCAGGAGGAATAATCAACTTCTTGGGTTTAGCAGCGATCAACAAGCCGCGCTCATCTGTCCAAGCAGCGATAGCAATCACGGCGGCTTCCAAGGAAGTCTCGTTCAAGTCGGCTTGAGTAGATGGAGTGTTGGCGTTGACACCACCGTTGACCAGCGGGTGAGAAGTGCTAAACAGAGCAACGCCGTCGCCGCCAACAAACTGGGCAGAGAAACCGTTATTCAGAACAGCAGCAGATTTAACCTGCTTGGTATATGCCATAGCACGGGCCAGACCTTTGGTGTAGCGAGCAGACAAGCTGTCATACAAGTTGTCCTCAATGGCCTCTTCGGTCAGTGAGAAACCCAAAGCAATGGTTTCGTGGTTGTAGCGAGCAGTCCATGCTTCCTGTGCATTGTCATAAGCGATGGCAGAACCCTCGTTTTTGACAGGAGCAGCGGAGAAACCAGACAGTTTCGTTTCTTCTTCAAAAGAACGCTCAGAGGTTTCGATTTCATAAATTTCTTTATGTTCTTCACCGTAGCGAGCATATTCCAAACCAAACAAAGCGTTCAAGCCGGGAAGGAGTTCTTTAAGTAGTTGTGCACGTGAAATAGCCATTTATATTACTCCTTAGACGGCAGAAGACTGAGCGCCAGTGGCGTTGTAATACGAGTGCACACCGAAGTTGATTTTCACCAAAACTTCTGTGTACTGCGTAAACACCAATGTCGAACTTGCTGGAATAGCGGTCAATGTCATAGCTGCACCGCCAGCGTTAGCTACGGCGTACTGTTGATTGACTACCACAGTGGTTGCGTTAGCGGCTGCGGCTGTAGAAACCCAGTTACCAGTCAAGATCTGCTGTCCATTAGATGCAAGGATTGAAACGTCTGTACCAACAGGTAATGCTGAGAAGTTTGAGCTACCAACAGTCAGGGTAGTTGTACCACTTGACCACACAGCAGTACCCAAAGCAACAGCGGTGTCAGGAACGACGTCGATGATGCGCACGGGAAGTGTAGCAGTAGTAGCGGCAGAACTTGCCAAGATACCGTTAGAAGAGTTACCGGTATTAGGTGAACCAGCCAAGTTAGACACAGTCATGTTCAAGCCAACCATAGAACGGGCAGCAGAACCGACTGTTGTACCACCTTGAGTAGTAACCACAGCAGCTTTGAAAATGGTATCAGGATCATCAGTCACGATAGCAACTGCGTCACCAGCCAAAGTCGAGGCGGGCCAGTACTGGCTAAACTGCTTTTGCTTAGTCAGTGGGTTGGTGTAAGACACGCCCAAAAAGATGCCGACGTTACCGTAGCCAACAGCACCGGTAGTAGCAGAGCCACCATCAGTAACTGCCAAACGGGTGACCAAACCACGGGTGATGTTGACAAAATCGCCGTAGAAGATGTTTGTGGCATAGCCATATTGAATAGGAATGTTGCGAGTAGAACCCGCAAAGACCTGACCTCCGATCAGATTGATCGGTTTTAGACCGTAGGGGGCCGAAACCGTAGGATAAGGCATTTAAGACTCCTGAATTATGTACCTTTACCAAAGCTCACTGAGGACTTGTTCTCTTTGAAGAGTGGCATCCTTGGATCACTTTGGCGCATTAGGCTATTGTCTACAGCTTCCGCTTGCGCCCTAGTATGTTCAGCGAAGTGTTGACTACGCTGCTCCTGAAGCTCAATTGGAGTTTTGCAAAGCAATAACCCACCAATTTCGATATTATTTTTAAATCGACTATCGGGGTCGATCATCATGCGAAACTTAGGTTGCTCTTCGACTGCAACAGGCTCCCAACCTTCCCGGAACTTGCCGGTAATGTTGCGTTGGTCTACCTTGTCCAAAGTAGAAACCCTCACCCATCTGTATACATATCCCGGCTCTTTATCAGGTTCGGGAAGAGCTTCTGCTGCCATCCATTGTTTAGGACGTGCCTGCGTTTCTCTATTCTGCATTTCGCGCGACAGTCTGCTGTCCGTTGCTTTGACTTCTGTTGCCATGATTAATTCTCCAATGCCATTTGTGCCCGTGCGTACTGCTCGGGGGTTAATTTGAGTTTTTTAGCCAAGGCAATCTGCGTCTTAGTAAGCACAACCTGTTTAGGGGCAGTACTACGTTTAGCTGGTGCAACAACTGTGCTTGGTTTCGTACGTTGAGGTTTTTCTTCCTCTACGTTGTTTGTAGCAGCCGCGAATTCTTCTGGAAATCTGCGTCTGACTTCTTTGTCAATACTGCCGTAATACTCGTCAGTACCTATGTATCCACGCCCGTACCGGTCTGCAAGCTCTTCGTGGACTCCTTCAGCAAATTTGCGCATCGCCAACTTGTGTCGGTCTACGAACCACGGGTTTTTCGAGACCCAGTTAGCGACCTTAGGATCCATCTGCTGACTTGCAGGCTGGTTAGTTTGGGTAGTTTGTACATCATTTTCTTGAGTTTGTACAGTAGGCTTGAAATTTTTTGCTTTATCAAGCTTCATTTCTGCCCGAACTAACTCTTTCTGGGCTGCCAAAACCTTGTCAGAATCGCCGGAGTCATAAGCCTCCCTGTAATTCCGCTCAGCTTTGTCAAGTTCCATCTCCGCAGAAGTCTGGTACGTAGAAATTAATTCTTTCTCGCCCGTATGAATCATAGACTTGAGTCTTTTATTCTCATCTAAGATTCGTTCAGCAACTGTCAGCGCCTCTTGTTGTTCCCGAAGGGCTGATTCTTTTGCTCGACGTTCGTCATGCCAAGCCTTCTTGTATTGCTTGAACTTGACCTTTACGTTTTTTGTATATTCCTCAGACTCATCAGCAGCTTCTAATTCTTGCTGTGTGTTTTCATCCAAAGGAGGTGTTGCAAATTGATCCTCTTGAGGGGTGTCATCGACGATTTTTACTTCGACTTCGACTTCATCTTCCTCAATTTGGATGTCTACCTCTTGGGCTTTTTCGTTTTCAAGTTCATCAGGGAACTTGTATTCACCACCAAATCTTGACATGTACGCTCCTTATTTGCGTTTGACGCCACGGGGATCTTCTACAGTACCCTCGACTGAATCGTCGTTGATGATGCGGAACTCTCGTCCGTGGATGAGTAAACGTGAGCCTGCATTGGGTCTAGTCAATACAAAATCACCTTTTTGACACCAAGGCCCGGTTGGAAACTTCGCCTTGTCCATATAGCAGTCGGGGCCAAGCTCGACAACAAACAAAACTGTGGTGAGCAGTTCGTCGTATCGGATGGTCTCTGCCGCTTTTACCAACCCAATTTCGCTACCTTCAATTTCCTCGTCTTGCTCCGGCACTGCGCACAAGATTTTGTAGCCTGAGGGCTTGGGTAGTTGCTTTGCTTTCTCTTCCGCTTTCTTGTGCATGATTGCCGATAAATCGACTGCCAGTCCAAGATCTAAGGTTTCACTCATCCGAGTTCTCCATGTTTTTCGTCAGGTCTGTGATGTATCTACGAGCGGTGAGCAGACCTGTAATTTCCCCACACATCCCGCAGTACTCGTCGTATGACTTAGCGGCTCGCGCCCCCAAAGCATCTTCGAGTTGTTTGACTTTCTCGTCAATTTGTTTCGCCGTGTAATCCAGCGCTTGTTTTACTTCGTACGACATCATTCACCTTTCTTTGGTGTCTGTTGAATTTGATTTCGCATCTGTCTATCTTGTTGCTTACCTTGATGCGTCAACTGTTCACGTTGCCTGACCATGTCCATGCCTGTACGGAAACCTTCGGACTGATGCTGATGCGCACGCTGCGCTTCATTGTTGGCCTGCTGCATTGCAATCTTGGCTCCCTCAGTCTCTTGGTTGGCCTCAATACGTTTCATCTCAACTTGGATCTGAGCCATCTTGGCCTGCATATCAGCCATGTCTTTCTGAGACTTACGCTGCAAGTCGCCCTGCTTGAGCTGCAACTCTTGTTGCTGTAACTGAATGAGCGGATCCTGAGCTTGTTGCTGGGCTTTCTTCTGCTGAGACTCTTGCTGGTGCTGCTGCAACAACTGCTGTGCTGCTTGCGCTGCCAACTGAGATACTTGAACCTCAACCTCAGGAGACATCTCAACTTCGTCTTTCTCCTCGTTGTAAGGAGGAAGCGGAATACCCATCCGTTGTTCGATCTCCTTGCGGTACTCCATACCCAAATGCTCCCCAATGTGAGCCGACATCGCTGCCTGCAACATCTGCGCTGCTTGAGGGTTCTGACCCACCAACTCTTGGACGTGGGGATCCTGCATACCAGCCATGTGAACAGCGATGTGTGCCTTGTGATCCTGATACAAGAATGCCTTGACCGGCTTGTTGGAGAGGATGTTCATGTTCTCAGTGACGGGGTCACGCGGCTTCATATCTTCTGCCATTGGCACAAGCTTCTGGTAGTTCTTGATGCCGATCACTTCCAACATCTGCCTGTGAAGCTGGGGTAGGTCGTACAACTGAGGCGCAGTCTGGGCCAACTGAAGAGCCGCCTGATACTGAATAACTTTCTGAGCCATCGTCGCTGCGTTGGGATCGCTGACTGGAATCACTTCAACATAGTCGTAATCACTCTGCTTAGCGTGACGACCGCCTTCTTCTGGCTCGTAGCTGTAGTCTGCTGGGGTGTAATCGCGGATGATGTCTTTGAGCAACTTGAACTCTTGCTTCATCGAGTAATGGATACGCGCCTGAATCGCACTCATGGTCTTGAGTTGACGCTCAAGAATAGCCAGCGTTGTCCCTACTGGGGACTGAGCCGACATGTCAGAGACTTGCAAGTCAACAGTGCCAGCAAACTTGCGGCCTTCATCAATGATTGTCTGGAGAAGAGCAGCCAGAACTTGACTCGGTTCTTTGTATGGCAGCGGCATGATGTTGTCGCGGATGGAGCCACTTGGGACATCCATATCACGGAACTCCCCGGGACTTATCGGTGTGTCGTCTCCTTTGGAGCGAAGTCCTCGCGTCTTAAAACCGCCGGGTAGATTCGATAAAGTTCCAGCATCAACCAACTGACGAAGGATAGAAGTGCCAGACTTGGCAAAAGCACCAATAAGATGAATAAGGCCAAAACAGTAGAAGCCAAAGCCCGGGATATAGCCGTAATGAACAAAGTGAGTACGCTTGTGACACTGCTCATCTTCTGGTCTCCAGTTTCTGCGGATCGCTAACACATTACCTGAACTCTTCTCGATAGTCACGATGTATGGCAGTGCAATACCTGTCTCGTTTCCATCATCATCTGTATGCTCATAGCCGGGCAAGTCCATCTCGACCTGCATCTCTAAGAGCTTGAAGCGGTCATCCTCAGATGCTCTAAAGCCCAGCTTCTCAGCAATCTTCTTCTCCACTTCGTCCATGACGTTGACTGGATCACCTAAGTCAATGTCTCGGTAAAAACCCTCATGTTGGAGACGTTTCAACTCGTTGGCTGTCTTGCGCATCACGTGAGTTACACGTTCCGCAGAGTCCAAACTTGAAGCCCCGTACGGCACAACCACGTCCTCGGCTGGCACATACATAGAGACTTGACGACCCAAGCTGGGATCAAAGTACACCTTCTTGAATGAGTTGCCTGCCAGACCCAAGCCCCACAACATACGCTCATGCTCAGGCCGGAATTCCTTCATCACGTCTGTCAGTTGGTAGTTCATATCTACCTGCACTCGCTCAGCCGCTTTCTTTTTATCCGGTGTCTCTTTGCCAATAATCTGTGTTTTGACAGGCCCCGCCGCCGGAAAAGTACTCATCATGGTCTCAGCTTGGAACTTGACCACGGACTCACTCAGGATCGGGTGGTACACGCCACATGCGCCGGGCCACGGCTCCATACGTTCTTCGATCTTCATACCCAGCAACTCGAGGCCATCGACGTAAGTCTGTATCCAATCTTTCCGACTAGAGACATCTGCCTCATACTCGCCAAGGAGATCCCCAGATAAGCGCACCAACTCGTCCTCGCTCATCTCTTCAGCTAAGTTATTGTCGAAGTCGTCTTCTTCCTCAGACTTCTCCATATCAATCTCAAAGCCCGGGCCTTTAATATTTACAGCCTCTGGGTCTTCGATCGTGATCTCAATCGGCTCTTCTTCCTCACCGAGTTGCTCCAAGCCCTGAGGTGCGTCTGTATAGACTGATTTGTCCATGTTTGTTGCCATCATCTACCCTTTAGAGTTGCCCGGTTTGTACGGGCTGAATATGTGAAGTCCTTTGTGGGATGACCTGTGCTTTTTGCTGCACGATCTTTTGCCCGCTCCTCAGCAGTCATTGCATTACGTTTCTGTCCTGCTGCTGTCAGTTCCCCATTTGCGTCCATCTGCCCACGCTTCTTAAGTATGGCAATCGCCGTGTCCTTGTTACCCACTTGCGCTGCAAGCCGGTCAACTAACTGATTGCGTCCCATAAACTTCTGTGTAGTCATGTGAGTCCTCAATAGTACGCCGCTTTTTTGCGGAACATCTTCTTGACGAAATTGTCTTCTGGCTCATCGGTCTCCAGACGAATAAAGCCACCCTGCCGGAATCTCAACAGAGCCAGTGTCGTGGAGTCTACCAAGTCATCGTTCGTTCCGCTAGGGAAGTCGTTGCATTCTTCTATGACATCCTTTGCCCATCGTCTGTCCGGCGCATAGACCACGCCCCCTTGGAACAAACTTGAGACCGCGTTGACACGGGCGATCTTGTCCTGCCCTTTGCCCGGAGTGAACTCCCCCACGGGTATGCCCATCCTGCGCATCTCTTGATAAAGCACGGATCCGTTAGATTTCTTCTCAACCATGAACGCATCTGGCTCCCACTCTCTGTACTCCTCCAACACCAGCGCTTTAAGCTCTGGGTACTCCAGACGTTTCTTGATTGCGTTTAAGAGAATGATCGCGTAATTGTTCGTATCCTCATTGAAGAAGACGCCCCATACTGTCAGTGCGTTGTAATCCGACCGGTTTGATGCCTCCTGCGCCGCATCCAGACTCATGATGGTGAACTCACACGGTGGCGGGGCTTCCTTCTCCCAGATCTTCCACCACTCCCTCTTAATAAGAGCGCCCTCTTCTGATACAGGGTTCTGCATGTATTGGGCATTCCAATACCGCACGTCCAACGCAGCTTTCTTGGCGTAAAGCTCTTCTACAGGCCAGAACTCAGGCCAAAGTGCCTCTCCATCGGGCTTAATCGCTGGAAACTCGACCACTTCCCACTGATCGACACCCTCTTCGCGGTTCATCTGGTTGACAATCATCCCTGTCAAGTCCAGTTTCGACCACCGAGTCATCACAACAATGATTGCACCGCCCGGCATAAGCCGCTGGAGAGGGCCAGACTGGAACCACTCCCAAGCAGGAAGAAAAACATCAGCTCGCCCAGTTTTAGCGTCTTGTTCCGAATGAGGATCATCAATAATAAACAGATCAGCACCTCGACCAGCAAGAGCGCCACCCACACCAATAGCGAAATATTCTCCATGGAAGTTTGTACCCCATCTTGATGCCGATTTTGAGTCAGCTTGTAGCTCAACTTGCGGAAAAATGTCCTTGTAGGTCTCCATTCCAACCAAATTTCGCACGCGCCGACCGAAATTCACTGCCAAATCGGCAGTGTGGGAGGCCATGATGATCTTTTTCTGAGGATGTTTACCCAAAAACCATGCTGGAGCAAGGTATGAAATCAATTCTGACTTGCCGTGGCGAGGTGCAATATTTACAATCACCCTTTTCTTCTTGCCGTTGGCAATATCCTCGAAGATTTGGGCCAATTTCAGGTGGTGAGGGCCAACTTTGTACCCCGGATAGACGTGTTTGACGAAGTCAAGGAAGCTCTCCTTGCTCAAAGTCTGTGTCATCTGGGCATCGTAGGTCTTCAGCAGCTCAAGAGTGCGCCTTTTCTGCTTCTCGGGCATCGTCGGCAGGGCCGCCCGCAGGGTAAATAGTTGTTCTGGAGTTAGTTGTGGAAGCGCTGTCATTCTTTTTGCAAGACAATCTCGCGGGCCTCAATGTCGATGGCTTTATCTTCAAGCTTGTTGAGGGTCTCCAAGAGTTCCTTTTCAACTTCCTCAATCGACATGATCTTATGCGTCACTTCACTGCGCTTCTTGAAGGCATCGACGCCATCAATCTCCCCTAATTTAGACAGAGCTGCCACTCTGGTCTTGGCATCCTTGGCACTTTCGATCTCTGCGACCAGCTTGTTGACCACATACATCTTTAAGTCAGACAACTCTTCAACGATGGACACGTTCATTTGAGCCACCATACCGGCAAGCATGGCAAGGGTCTCATTGGGGTACTTAGAGAAGTCAGGTCTGAGCGTCGGATCTGAGATCATGCTACGAGCAATCTCTCTTGCCTGATCGGCGTTCTCTTGTGTGGGGGCAAGGACGGTTCCTGTCAAATCTGACATCAGCTTCACCACGTTGGCTCGCATGGTGAGTTCTTCAGACGGGGACAGATCTGGGAACGCATCTGAGGCGTTCTTGGGCAGAGGGATGTTTTCCTCTATATAGGGCATTATCTGTTCTGACATGTAAGCGGAATCTCCGGCAGTTAGGCAAATGTAACATAAAAATATATCTTTGTGCAAAGGGGAGGTAAGGAATCCTACCCGGGGGGTTGTTGCAGTTAAATATGCCACTACGGGATGTGTAATTCGATAGGGGGTGGGCCTGACCTTTTTGGACGGGTGAGCCTGTGTAATTCGCATGGGTACTTCAGATCCGGCAATAAGTAGCGGCTTGCTGCCGCACCTTTTAGGCAAAAAACTCAATGGTGACAAGGGGTTAGGCGCTAAAATGAGGGGCCATGTGTAATTGGCGGGACTTGACGTATAACTGAATTACACACGGCGGAAAGTCGCCATTTCTTAACTTGACATATTAGTTGGGGTGAAATTTTGAAAAATTTAGTGGTTATTTGTTTATGTTCGAGGGGGGAGGCAGGGGCGGAGAGGCTCATTGTGGTTTAGGGGGGTGGGGTGTCGGATAGGCTTAATTAACGTTCCGTGTCCTGCCGGAATGATTGACTTTTCACTCTGCATCGCCTATTATTCTTTTATCGGAAGCAATTCGGCGACCGATAACCCTGTAAACCCTTTATAAGGAAATTGAAAATGGCTAAAGCAAAAACCCAGACTGCCCAAGCAGTCGCAGTGCAGTTCACTTCTGTGTCAGACATCGCAGTGCAACATGGTCAAGCAGAGAATAAGATCTCTGCCTGTGCTGAGTATGCACTGGACACAATCAAAGGCTTCCCAGTACTTAAGGAAGTCTCAGAGGAAAACGTCAAAGCACTGCGAGACGGTTATTCCCTGCATCATCGCAGTGTGTATGTCCCCAAGACATACGCAGTCATTAATGGTCAATACTTTGAGGCGACACCCGATCATCTGGCAAACGACAAAGTCGAAAAGATCAACGCAACGATCGACTGGGCAATGGTCTGGACACCGAATGAAATGGCAACCGAATTCAAAGATCGTCCTGAATTGAAAAAGATCGTTGAAAAAGTACGCAAAGCACATTTAACTTATGTGTCGGACACACTGGGCAAACTGGTACGCAAAGCAGAGTCGATCTTAAAAGATCGTGCGGGTATCAAAGCAGAACGCAAAATAGTTCTGTTTGTAAATACAGTCGGCGACTTCTTTGCCGCACAGGAAAAGTCTGTGAAAGTTAAACAGACCCAGAGAGGCGATGCCACTGCAAACCCTGAGAAGTTCAAAGAGGCAGTCAAAGCATTCTGGCTGACATATGGTCAAATGCCAACAAAGTCTAAGTAATTAGACTCTTAACCCAGACCGGATTAATTTCCGGTCTGGGTTTTTTTTCGTCCCGCTATTTGATGCCAGTTATGTAAGGGCGCGCGTGAGACCGAGCGAGGTTGTCGAGCGTGAAACTCTTAAATAGTATTCCGTCACCTGACGGATTGATTGACATTCTATATGGTATCAGCTATTATTCTTTTACCTGACGCAAATCAGGTATTTCAAATCAACCCTTAAAAGGAAATGTAATGTCAAATCGCAAAACTCTGATAGCTCAAGCTATCAACCCCGTGGCTTTTGTTTCAATCACCGATATCGGTTTACAGCATGGCAAGGCTGAGAACCGTATTGATTCATGCGCTGAATCAGCCCTTGAACATATCAAGGGTTTTCCCGTACTCAAGGATGTTTCAACTGAGGATATCAAATCCTTGCGTGACGGCTACTCGTTAGCTCATCATGAGATATACAAGGCTGTCACCTATGCGGTTATCAACGGACAGTATTTCCCCGCCACGCCAGAACACCTTGCAAACAAGAAGGTTGAAAAGATCGAAGCCACGATAGATTACGCCATGAGTTTCACGGCTAATCAAATGGGCACGGATTTCAAGGACAACCCGAACCTCAAGGCTGTGGTTGAAAAGGTTCGCAAGGCTCACCTCACTTATATATCTGATAAGTTAGGTAAGTTGGTAGATAAGGCTGAGAAGATTCTTAGAATACGCTCAGGTATCAAGGTTGAGCGCAAAGTGGTATTGTTCATTGATACCATGAAGAAGATATTCGATGCACAAGAGAAATCTGTAAAGGTGAAACAGTCTCAGCGTGGTGACGCCACGGCTAATCCTGAGAAATACAAACAAGCTGTTGAAGCTTTTTGGCAAGTATATAAAGCGTAACGCTTAACCCGAACCCCGAGCCGAAAGGTTCGGGGTTTTTTTTGTGCCCTTAATTGAGACCAGTTATGTAAGGGCGCGCGCGTGGGTAGCGTGTGCGTGGTTTATGAGCTTAATTAGCGTTCCGCCTGATGACGGAATGGGATCATCGCCTACCGTTCTCAGATCTCACACACCTAAAAACAGGGCTGCATCATCTACCGTTCTCAGAATTGATGTGCTACATCATCTACCGTTCTCAGAACTGATAGATTTGACCGCGCAAAGCCTACTAACTATACATGTTCTAAAAAAAGAGTAGAACAAAGTGGGTCGAGTAGAACAGAAAATCGCTCGTAACCCCTTGTCAGCATTGAAGAATTTTTTTTTGTTCTAACGTTCTACGATTTTGAGCATAGGGGTCTTGTTTTTGAAGAAATTTGCAAGAGCAAGACTTACCTGCTGAGTGCAAAGTCGATGTCGAAAAAATCGAAATAAAACCGTATCCCCCCTAAAAACAGTAGTACAGTAGAACAGATTTCATTTCTTTCTTTCTATTTTATAAAATAATAATACTTCTCCTTACAAAAACCTATACTTCAAGCAGAAAAGTAATACCCATTTTTGTTCTAACTTTACATAGGAAAATAGAACAAACCTAGAACACGTAGAACAAACCTAAAAACACCCTATTGACATGACTGAACATTTAGAATATACTGAACATCTTTCAATCATCAAGGAGTTTTCTATGTTACTCAAGCCCATCGAATCCCAAGCATCAGACATCATCGAGCATGATGGACACGCACTGACCCTGCGTGGTTGGTCAAAGTTCTTAGCGATACCCTACGACACTCTGCGCATGAGATACCGCCGTGGTCTGCGTGGAGATGAGTTGTTCAAACAGGTGCGCAACTACGAACAGCATGGTGAATACAGCAAACTTTCTGTTTAACTACCTTACCGTATCACTTGTGTTAAATGTATAGTTGTGGTATACTTATAACTGAGTCGAGGATGAAACGCTTGCAGGTCGCAAGTGCCACGGCTTGTTTAGTGTTCCGTCACCAGACGGAATGAATCAATGTCAGACCTTTAGGAGAGAGTCATGAAGATGTTTTTTGTTGCCCCTGTGTTGCCCCAATCGGTGACACGCCCCATCATCCGCTTGCACAAGCCCCGCACTGTTTACAACCATGCGCAGACAGATCTCACCGAGACCATGCGTAGGGATGCAATGCGTGCCGATACGTATTTCAATCAGAATTTAGAGTTCTTGGACAGAGGTCACGACTTCGACGAGTTCCAAGACATCGACGACGAGCATGAGGGCTTGACCATTACCGAACCCATGTCCGAGTCCGAGTTGTTCCAGTTCTGCACTGGCTACGACGTCATTTAATTTATTCAGCAATCAAGGTTCCGTCTACGGACGGAATCAATCACATCATCAAGGAGAATATTATGGGACGTTTCAAAGACATTGCCATCGAGATGGCATACCGCGCAGATCAAGACTGCCCCAACGACGACGAGTTGCGGGTACTCATGGAGAACTTCAAGCCATCGCCTGATGAACTTCAAGCTGAACTGGACGAACTTCAAGCTCATGCCGTGAGCCTGCCGGTGCTTAGTATTCAACCTGAGGTGAAAGTTTATTTGCTGATGAAGAATGGTTTCCCACAGCGCTCATACACGGACAGGGCGTTGGCGTTCTACGAGTGTTGGGTCTGCACCGAGGGAGATCTGTATGCCGAGACACCCGACGACTACTACGTGGTCGAGATCATGCACGACATATCAACATTGCAGGAGTTTGTATGAGTCCACTTTATTACATTGGCAGTGCCGTCATCGCTTGCGGGTTTATCGTGTTGGGGTGGGGCGGTGAGGGCTATCTGTCGCAGATCTGCCTGATCGTGGGCGGTGTGGGGTTCGGTGCAGTTGTCACCGATGCGTTGAATTACACAGGAGAGTGAGATGCACAGCGAAAAACGAAATGCGATACATGAAGCGATGGTGTTCTATTGGGGCGACCGATGCCCCGAGCATGATGCCGAGTGCCCATCGTGTCAGGCATGGGAACAGTACGACAAGGTGGTTGAGACCGCACCCGAGGGTGTGTTGCGAATGGTTGAGATCAAGGAGAGTGAATAATGAATATCACAGTCGAGATCAGGGAGGTCTATGGTCAGTCCAAGATCTACCCAGTGTGTGACAAGGCAAAGATCTTTGCCGACATCGCAGGGACAACCACGCTACTGCCCCGAGACATCCAGCGCATACAGGTGTTGGGGTTCGAGGTCTTGGTGAAACAAAAGGAGATGAAGTTATGAATTGGAATCACAGAGTAATGAACTGCCCGTCCGAGAACGGTGGCGATGACTTTTACATATTCAAAGAGGTGTTCTACGACGATGAGGGCAAGCCCGACGCATACAGCGACACGTTCATGTGTGGTGACGACATACATGAGTTAGGGGAGTTGTTGCGGAGATTGGAGAAAGCATTGAGTGAGCCTGTGCTACATGAGACGGACTTTGGGGGGCACGCATGAGCAATGAAAACCACACACCACAGTGCAGGGATTGCGGCGATCAGTATTCCGTCAACAGGTGGAAGCTTGGTTACAAGTTCTGCTTACCATGCGGGGACAAGGTGGCACAGCAAGTCGTGCGCACTGTCGTGCCGATGCACAAGAGCAACTACGTGATGCTGACTGACATGGCTGACTTGAAAGGTATCAACAACAAGGGAGGGTTTCACAGATGAGTACCAAAACAATTTACACAGAGGTCGAGGTAGACGTGGACTTGAGCGAGTTCGACACCGAGGACTTGGTCGAGGAGTTGAAGGAACGAGGTTCGCAAGGCGTGAGCTTTGACGATGCCGAGACATTGACCAAGATATGGTTACACGACAGGGAGGGACGCAAGGACGAGGCGTATGCCCTCATGCGTGAGTATGTGTTGGAGAAACTAGGGAGGGTGATCTGATGATGTACGGAAATGACATGAGCCACATGGTGTCGGTGTTCGTGCCGATCGACAGGGACAAGCCATGCCTGCCATACGATGAATTCATAACTGAGGGCGGGTTTCATCCAAGCTCGATGGCTGAAGACCCGACCTACGGCAGACACTTCTATGCCAAGTACGAGTTCCCAAATGGCAAGAAGGTGAGCGTGATCTGTGGGTCAATGTTCTATTCACGGATAGATGCCCCATACGAGGTGATGTTCGAGGACGAGGACGACCCGCATGGGTATCAGACCGATGAGGAGTTGATGATTCTTTTAGCCAAGGTGATAGGAGACATAAGTGAAACAAGTGTGGATAAGACCCGAGCGCACGATAGCGCAAGCGAAGAAGATTCAACAACACATGAGAAGGAGTAAAGCAATGGGATATAGATCAGAGGTGGCATACACCATCAGGTTCACGACTGATGACGAACGAGCCAAGCAATCGTTTTATACATTCATAGCTGAAGCTAAGGCTAAGGCAGCTACGGCCCCATGTTTCAATGAGGAACAAAAGAACTGGAGTGGGGGCAATGGGTTCATCGTGGACGAGGGACGATACCGTATTAACTTCTCTGCTGAGGATGTGAAGTGGTATCCCGATTACAACGATGTGAAATGCCATGATGCGTTGATCGAGCTTGCCGACGAGTGGGCGAACGATGAGGACAACCATTCAGAGATCGCCTATATGTTCCTGCGCATCGGTGAAGAGTATGACGACATCGAGCATAAGGAGGGCGGTAGCTATGACCTTAATTGGTTGGACATGAGCCGTTCAATCGAGCGAGACTGGTGAGCCTTAATAACTGGCATCTTCTTGCGCAACTACTTTGCGTGAGGGTCTTGTGTTATATGTATAGTTGTGGTATACTTATAACTGAGTCGGGAATGAAAATCATCGACGACTTGAAACAGCGTTCCGTCACCAGACGGAATGAATCATCAATCGAAAGGGAGTTCTTATGAACACAGAGTTATCAAAGCCCAAGCATCTCATCAGCTTGGCATCAAGTGCAGTCCTCGTCAGCGTGGATGCGAACGTATGGTCAGCAACGAAGCAAGACCGTGGTATCAGCAATGATGTTGCTGACTCAAAACATGCCGATCGCAAGGCGGGCAAGTACGTGAAGAATCTGTTGGCAGATCATCCCAAGCACAAGGCGTTGGTGAACTATCGTCAGACGATATACAACTGGGTCAAGCGTCGCACCTATCGTTGGAACAACTCACAGGACTTGTTGCCGAGCATTGATGTGCCTAAGTTCAAGCAGGAGTTCAGCGAGCATAAAGCGTCGTTTGAGAAACTTCTTGCAGATTTCATTCTGTCCTATGACGGAATCGTAAGTGACATGGCGTTCAAGGCAGGGGGCATGGGCGATATGTTTGATCGGTTGGACTATCCACCCAAGGAAGCGTTGTCGGCTAAGTTCGGGGTCGAGCTGTATGTGTCTGAGGTTCCGATGAGTGACTTCCGCTGTGGCATTGCGAACGACATCGCTGATGATTTGTTTAGTACATACAGCAAGCAAGCCGAGGACATCGTGTCGTCGATCGTTGATGAGCAGAAGACAAGGTTCATCGAGGTGATGCAGTCGATCAGTCATTGCTGTGGTGTGGACGAGATCGGAGTGGACGACAACACAGGCGAGACCAAGACTCGCAAGCGCAAGATCTACGACACCACAATTCAGAAAGCGTTGGAGATGTGTGAGACGTTCAAGGGTTTCAACCTAAGCGACGATCCCGAGCTGGAGATGGCAAGGGCATCGCTTGAGAGAGCGTTGGCTGACGTGGATGCCAAGAGTATCCGTGAGAGCGACGCAGTGCGTTCAAGTGTGAAGGAGGATGTGGACAGCATCCTCAGTAAGTTCAGTTCTTTTCAGTGTGTGTAAGTTTATGAGGGGTGTCCGTTACCTGACCAACAATGGGGTTCGCAGGTTAACCCGAAGCGGAGTTGGTTGTAGAAATCCCAACCTCACCCCTCACCCATTCAGTTCTTTTCAGTGTGTTTAATCAAGGAGTAATCAAATGAGCAAAGTTTCTTTCGTGAATACCGTGACCATCAACGAACTGCGGAAAATGATTCCGCTAATAGCTTCAGATCTGACAGTGGTCGTACAGTCTGAGCCCGGGTGTGGCAAGACCTCCCTGTTATCTATGATGGCGGCTGACAACGGTGACAAGTGGCGCAGTCCCAAGGATGGCACAGGCATTGAGGGTGACAAGTACGACTACATCTACGTTGACTGTCCGGTCAAAGACATGAGCGACATAGGTATGACTATCCCCAACCATGTAACCAAGCAGTTGGAGTACTACGTTGCCGAGTTGTTCAATACCAAAAGCCACAAGCCCAAGGTCATCTTGCTCGACGAGTTGATGAAGTCTCCCAAGCTGATGCAGATCATCTATACCCGCCTGATGTTGGAGAGAATGTTAGGTGACGATCCGTTGCCAGACGGAAGCCAAATCATTGCGACGTCGAACAATGCAAGCGATGGCGTGGGCGATGCGATGCTTGCTCATGCGGCGAATCGTGTGTGTATCGTGCGTATGGCTAAGCCCACAGCTGATGAGTGGTTGCAGTGGGCGACAGCTAATGGTGTCTCACGTGTTGTTCGTGCGTTCGTGGCGATGTTCCCGAGGGTCATGGCGTCGTACACAGAGGGCGATATGCAGAAAGACAATCCATACATCTTCAAGCCAAGCTCAGGTGCGTTGTCGTTCTGTTCCCCTCGTTCGTTGGCGAAGTGCGATGTGATCGTGAAGCATCGTGATGCGATAGGCGAGAACGCAACTATGGTTGCACTGTCGGGCACGATCGGTGCGTCAGCGGCGGGGGACATGGCGGCATTCATGTCGTTAGAGAAATCATTGACAGATGTCAAGGACATCGTGAAGAACCCGTTGAGTGTGACTATGCCGAAAGACATCAGCGCTCAGTTGATGATTATGTTTCAAGCAGTAGATACATTGGCGACGCAAGACGATTTGACAGCGTTCATGGAGTTCGTCAGTCGCATCGACTCAAGCGAAGTGCAAGCAGTGTTCTTCACCATGATGATGCGTAGTCCCAAGGCAGTGCGTCTTGCTCGTAACAATGCAAAGATCGCTGAGTGGGCTAAGAACAATCACGAGTTGTTCTAAGGAGTGTGTGATGAATGAAAAAATTCGAGAGCTTGTTGAACAATGCACTGCGCAGGAGTTTTCTGATTGCACTGGTGGGTTTGAAACCTTTGACAAAGAAAAGTTCGCTGAGTTGATTATTCGGAGATGCGCTGAATATTGTGGACACGACCCGAGTGGAGTAGCCGCAATGCTTGAAGACTTTGGATTAGAGGAGACGAGATGGTAACTTTTACTGAGTTGGAGTTGGTGTTGTTGGTTGCGTTCAGCGTTATGACTGCAATGTGGTTTCGACTGCGTGGCGAGTTGTATATGCACAAGCGCATAACAACAGAGATCTTCATGCGTATTGCCAAGGGCAATGTGAAGGTGACCGAGACCGAGGATGGTTTCGAGTTGGAGGTAACTGCGAAATGAGTGAAGCTAAATGGTTGACCATTGTCTACGTGTTAGCGATGGTCGTGATTGTGTTAGATCTTTTTTATTGGAGAGTGATATGAGCAAGCAAGAAACCCGAGTGAAGAAGGCGCACATTGCGCTGATGAAACACCCCGAGACTGCGCTGTACTCAGGCGTGATGTTGATGGGTAAGAGTGAGGTCGTCGATAGTGGATGTCCTACGGCATACACCGATGGTGTCAATAAGATCTATGGTCGCAAGTTCTTGGAGAAGATCGACACCGAGCCGAAGGTGCGTGGTTTGATACTGCATGAGAATCTTCATGTGGCGTTGAAGCAGTTGCCATTCGGTAAGGATATGTTTGACGAGAACCAGAAGATGGCGAACATTGCCGCTGACTTTGTAGTGAATGGCATCATCGTGAACATCAAAGGCACAGTCAATGGGTCGAGTGAGCGTATCGTGGACTTACCCGATGGTGGCGTGTATGACCCCATGTTCGACAACTGGTCAATGCGTGAGGTATACAACTATCTCAAGAAGCATTGCAAAGGTAAGGGTGAGGGTGAGGGTGGTAAGGGTAGCGGGAAAGGTAGCGGTTCACCCAATGATGAGGGACAAGATAGCGACGGTGATGGAGACACCATCACTATCAACGGCAAGACCTATGATCTTTCTAACTCAGACGAACATGATCTCAGCGACCTGAAAGAGTTGACGCATGAGCAAGTCAAAGAGATCAACAGTGCAATAGATCGTGCATTGCGTGAGGGTGGGATGTTGGCGGGTCGCATGGGTGCGAAAGTTCCCCGAGCCATCTCCGACTTACTCGAACCCAAGGTTGATTGGCGTGATGCGTTGAGAGACTTTGTAGCGAGTGCCATCAAGG